GTGCGCGCGGGTAAGGAAGTCAAGCTCGAAGTACTCGCCGCGCGTGCGGAACGCTGGGCCGGTGAAGTGCCGGCCGGTGTCGGCGTGCTATCGGCAGGCATCGACGTTCAAGGCGACCGTGTAGAAATGGAAGTGGTCGGCTGGGGCCTCGATGAAGAGTCCTGGAGCATTGCCTACGAAGTCATCGAAGGCGATCCAGCTACGCCCGATCTGTGGCGCGAAGTGGATCTGGCATTGATGCAGAAACACCGGCGCGATGATGGGCGGCCGTTCTCCATCATGTGCGCGTGTATCGACTCAGGCGGGAACGCAACGCAAGCCGTGTACGCGTTCGCGAAAGAACGCATTGGCCGCCGCATCTGGGCAATCAAGGGCGAGTCGGCACGCACGGGGCAACGTTCGCCCGTGTGGCCGAACAGGAAGCCGACGCGCCGCGCGAAGGCGAGCTATCGGCCGGTGATTCTCGGCGTTAACGCCGCCAAGGATTCAATACGTGACCGCCTGGCGATCGACAAGCCCGGACCCGGTTACATGCACTTTCCCGCCGATCGCGATCTGGGTTACTACGCGCAGCTAATGTCCTGAGTTAAAAATTCATTGAATGATGCCGATCACGTACTAAAGTGTCCTGTGTAGCACTTGATACGCGGAGGCAACGATGAGTGGACGGTCCAAAGGGGAACTCGTGCTGAGCGATTCGGAGCGCGAAGACCTGCAAGCGCTGACGATGCGACGCAAGACCGCGCAGGCCCTGGCATTGCGGGCGCGCATCGTGTTGGCCTGTGCCGATGGCATGGACAACAAGACAGTTGCGGCGAAACAGCGGGTCACACAGCAAACGGTTTCGAAGTGGCGGGCGCGATTCGTGAGCCATCGTGTGGACGGCCTGCTTGATGCACCACGGCCCGGCGCACCGAGGACGATTGATGACGCGCGCGTCGATGCGGTCATCGCGAAGACGCTCGAGTCCGTGCCTGTCGGAGCGACTCACTGGAGCACGCGCACGATGGCTCGCGAAATGAAATTGTCGCAGACGGCGGTCACACGAATCTGGCGTGCTTTTGGCTTGCAACCGCATCGGCAGGAGACGTTCAAGCTCTCCAGCGATCCGATGTTCGTCGACAAGGTGCGGGATATCGTCGGGCTTTACCTGGACCCGCCGCTCAAGGCCATGGTGCTGTGCGTGGACGAGAAGAGCCAGATTCAGGCGCTCGATCGCACGCAACCCATGTTGCCGTTGGCACCCGGCATCCCTGAGCGACGTACCCACGATTACATGCGCCACGGTACGACCACCCTGTTCGCGGCGCTGGACATCGCTACTGGTGAAGTAATCGGCGAGGTACATCGGCGCCATCGCAGCAGCGAATTTGTGCGCTTTCTGCGCACCATCGAAGCCAGCGTGCCGTCTTACCTGGAGGTGCATCTGGTAATGGACAACTATGGCACGCACAAAACGCCCTCGATCAAAGCCTGGTTCGCTCGTCATCCTCGCTTCCATGTTCACTTCACACCCACCTCGGCGTCGTGGCTTAACCAGGTCGAACGATGGTTTGCCGCGCTCACTGAAAAATACCTTCGACGCGGTACGCATCGGTCGACACGTCAACTCGAAGACGCGATCCGTCATTATCTGGATGTCTATAACGCGAACCCCAAACCGTTTGTCTGGAGCAAGTCGGCCGATGAGATCCTGGCCAGCCTCGAACGGTTTTGTGTGCGCGTCCGCAAGGCTGCGGCAGGAGCATCATGAATATCAATACCGACGCAATTGATGAAGTTTCCCTCGCGCTCCTCTACCTGACCCTGCATGACCGATACCGTGCATGGAAGGGCTTCGACTGGGATGTGCTGAACCGGCTCCATGAACGAGGCCTCATCGAAGACCCAGTCAACAAGACGAAGTCCGTGATCTTTACGGAAGAAGGACTGCGCGAGTCCGAGCGACTTTTTAATCAGCACTTTGTCATTCCGGAAAGAACAGAGAATTGATTCAACGAACTTCTAACTCAGGACACTAACGGCGGAACGGATCGTGGTCAAGGAAGTCGCGGGGCATCGGTTCTATGTGTGGGAGTTGCCGCCCGATCGCGCCAATGAGGCGCTGGATTGCCGCGTGTATTCGTATGGCGCGCTTTGCGGTTTGCTGCATTTCGGCTTGCGTCTGAATGCCATCACCGCGCGCGCCACGCGCCCGTATGGCGATACGGACATCACGGCACAACAGGGAGACGCGCGCGCTTGTTTCCCAGTTAGGGCTACGCTGAAGAAGCCGCCGTTTTCGGCGACGGTTTGCTGCTGAATTTCGGAATGCGAGATCAGTGACGCAATTAGTTCGATTTTCTTGCCCTGAAGGGCCTTGCAAGCGGGTCTCTCGACCCACTTTGGCCCCTCATGGACGCACCTGTGCCATGAGCCGCTCGCGGCTCATGTAGATGTTGCTCAATGCCAGTGCGGTGAAGGCGCGCGTGGCGTTCTTCGCCAGGCCGCGATAGCGCACCTTGACGAAACCCCACAGCCGCTTGACGACCGCAAAGACGTGCTCGACCCGCGCACGTATCTTCGACTTGTTGCGGTTCTTCGAGCGTCTGGTGTCGTCGACCTCACCACTTCGCCTGCGCACACGCTGGTTGGTAAAGTCCTTCGCTTGCGGTGCCTTGCTGGCGATGAGTTCCTTCTGGCTCGCATACGCGCTGTCACCGTACACACGTCGCTCGGCGCCATGCAGCAGAGCCGGCAGCGGATGCTTGTCATGCACGTTCGCAGCCGTCACTACCGCGCTGTGTGCCAGTCCCGTCTGGCTATCCACGCCGATGTGCAGCTTCATGCCGAAGTACCACTGCTGGCCCTTCCTCGTCTGGTGCATTTCGGGGTCTCGCGCCTTGTCCGCGTTCTTCGTGGAACTGGGCGCACCGATGATGGTGGCATCCACGATGGTGCCGGTGCCAACCTTCAGGCCGTGCCCTTGCAGTACCTCGCCGACCTTGGCAAACAACTGCTCGCCGAGCTTGTTGCGCTCCAGCAGCCGGCGAAACTTCAACAGCGTCGTGCCATCGGGAACGCGCTCGCGCCCCAGGTCAATCCCAACGAATCGCCGCAATGCGGTGCTGTCCAGCAGCGCTTCCTCGCAGGCTTCATCCGCCAGGTTGAACCAGTGCTGCACAAAGTGCATGCGCAGCATGCGCTCCAGACCAACTGGCGGGCGACCGCCTTGCCCCTTCGGATAGTGCGGCTCGACAACCTCGCACAACTGCGTCCACGGTACGATCTGCTCCATCGTCTCAAGGAACACATCACATTTGGTTGGCCGACGGTACTGTTCGAATCCGGCGCCTTGATCGGCCGCCATCGCAAGGGTCTGTTGTTTCATCCGCATTTAACGTCTTCCCGCCCGACGGCGTTGACCTTTTTCAGCGTAGCCTTAGCATGAGGTTATCAGGCTGGTTCTTCCGAGCGTGCAGACCGGTAAATTTCCAGCCATCGACTCGGAGTAACGACAATCGCACCGCAGACGGTCTCCAGTTCATCTGCGTGTGACAGGATACGCCTATCCGCTGTTATGAAATAAGCTCCGCCGTACTTGCCAGCTTCGAAGACGTGTCGTGCATCGGCTTCGTACTTTTCCGGCCTTCCATTACCCGTCAGTATGTCGTGAACTTTCTGTCGGGTAACTCGCTCGCCGTCGGTCAGATCAGTTTCGTTTGTATAGATCATGTCTGCCGCTTCTGCCTTAACGTCTGCCGGTGTTTTTGGATGGTCAATTTCCTTCTGATTGGAATGCGCGAGAAGTAAATGAATCTCGCCGATGTTTCGCAATTCTCGTATTTCAGCCGCATAAGCATCTTCCGGCGCGTATTTCGTATCGAACGCACAAGAATCAAGAAAACTGTTTCGATACTTCGGATCGGGCGGCACATAGAACGGGCTTCGCTTCATCTTCCGACCTCCACAACATAGGGAACGGTCATTATGCGCCCGTGTGCCTGCTACGACCCGTCGAAAAGCATTTTCGCGGGCATGAGTACGGCGCAGCTGGAAACGGCGCTCGCAGCGGCACAGGCGGCGTATATCCGCCTCGCGAGCGGCGCGCAGGGCGTGAGTTTTTCCTATACCCAGGGCGACGGTACGCGCAGCGTGACCTATACGGCCGCGAACCTCGCGAACCTTGTAGCGCTCATCCGGCAGCTACAGCAACAGCTAGCCATGGTCTGCCGCGGCCGCGCGCCGGTTCGCTTCCTGTACCGCTAGAGCTAGGAAGCGAACTTAGTGTCGCGCGCTTGCCCGCAAGTCTCGTATCGTGTTCTCTGGCGATGTATTCATGGCGGCTAACAGTGCGAACAAATTGGCTATGCCTTCCGTACAGGCTACACGACTCCTCGCGTAGCCTCGAACACATAGGCCGGTGCTAGTAGGACGCGCCTAGCGTCAGGCGACGACGTAGCACGCTGTAATCGCCCTGCGTCCCGCGGTCCGGCGGCAACTTGAAGCGATAGGCCAGCGTGCCGTTAGCCGTGGTCTTGGCAGGCTCTGGCGACGTCCTTAACGCCGTACTGAGCAAGTATGCGCCCCCAAGGAACGTAAGGAACGACAGGCCAGAAAGAAAGTACGTTACGGCTCGAACCCATACCCGATTGAGGAATGGCTCATGCGATTCTTCGATTGGCTTACGGTTTAGCTCAAAATCGTGGAGAAAACTGAATTGACGTTCGGATTCGGTCGCATTGATCTGCCAGCGCCACACCATCAAGAAAAACGCCGAAATTATCCCTGCGACAAAGGAACGCGCGGCAAGCCCGATCACTTCGATATCCGACTTTGAAATAGCGTTAGCCGCGATTAGCGTTGCGCTTGCCGCTAACCCCGCACCGTTGAGTATAACTAGGTGTTTGATGGTCTCTCGGCCCCATTCGATCATTTCTCTAAACGATGTTTCCGCGCCTAGTTTGAGCATTTCAGTCCATAGCGCGTGCTGCCTATCCGGCATATCGTCCGCAAAGATTCTCTTTTCGTCGCTCAAGGTCAACTCCTGATTTTCAAGGCTCTGGATTGTGCCAGAACCCGTGACGACCGATGCGCTACCGACTAGCGTTATGTCCAGCAATGTCAACGGTTCAAATTCTCGACGCCAACGGGCGGCCGATCCCTGAGCGCTCGCGCGTGGTTTCGATGCTCGCGGGCTCAAGCATGGTGCCGTATGATGCGGCCGACGCGACTAACCCTGAACTAGCGCTCTGGACACCCTGGCTCGGCTCGCCTGATATCGAGCTAAACCCGTACCGCGATCGCATCGTATCGCGCGTGCGCGATCTGGTCCGCAACGACGGCTGGGCATCGGGAGGTGTTACACGGATTCTCGATAACGCGATTGGCGCAAACTTCCGCCCTGTATCGAAACCGGATTTTCGCGCGCTCGCGTACCTGAGCGGTAATCCCGCTTTTGATTCGAGCTGGGCCGATGAATTCGGCCGCGCACTTGATGCGCGCTGGCGTGCATGGGCGAACGACGTAGGGCGCTATTGCGACGTGCAGCGCAACCCGACTATCTCGCAGATATTCCGCCTGGCATTCCGCCACAAGCTCGTGGACGGTGACGCGCTCGCCATGCTGCACTGGCTACCCGATCGTGTGGAACCGGGCCGCGCGCAGTATGCAACCGCCGTGCAACTGATCGACCCTGACCGCCTCTCTAATCCCTACATGATGTTCGATCAACAGACCACGCGCGGCGGCGTGGAAATCGCTACGCGCGGCGCGGCCGTGGCCTACTGGATTCGCGAGGCGCATCAATCCTCCTGGTTCGAAGGGCCGAAGGTTATGGAGTGGCAACGCGTGCAGCGCGAAACCTCCTGGGGCCGCCCCGTTATCGTCCACGACTTCGAACGCGACCGCGCGGACCAGCATCGCGGCGGCGCCGGCATTTTTACGCCCGTGATTGACCGGTTAAAAATGCTCATTAAGTACAACGCGACCGAACTTGAAAGCGCCATTGTCAACGCGATCTTTTCGGCCTATATCGAATTGCCGTTCGATCCGTCGTTCGTGGAAGATGCGCTCGGCGACTGCGTGGAACTCAAGGGCTACCAGAAATTGCGCGCCGACTTTCACGACCAGCGGCGGCTTCTGCTCGGCGGCGTGCGTGTTCCCTCGCTCTTTACCGGCGAGAAAATCAGCACCGTTAGCGCAGTTCGTCCGACCTCGAATTTTCGCGACTTCGAAGGCGCAGCGCTTCGCAATGTCGCCGCGTGCCCGGGTGTGAGCGCGCAACAGCTTTCGCAGGACTGGAGCGATGTTAATTATTCGAGCGCGCGAGCCGGATTGCTCGAAGCGTGGAAGACGCTGAACCGTCGCCGCACTGACTTTGCGAACGGCTTCGCGTATCCGGTTCGCGCCGCCTTCGTGGAAGAAGTGCTCGAAGTAGACGATTTGCCGTTACCCAATAACGCGCCCGCGTTCATCGAGGCACGCGGCGCATACTCGCGCTGTACATGGATCGGCCCGGGCCGTGGCTGGATTGATCCGGTAGCGGAAAAACAAGGCGCGGTACTCGGCATGGATGCGGGTTTGTCTACCCTCGAAATGGAGTGCGCCGAAAATACGGGCGAAGACTGGGAAGACATTCTTGACCAACGCAAGCGCGAAGTCGATGCTTTCAGGGAACGCGGCCTGCCGCTTCCACAATGGGCGGGGCCGCTTCCCGCGAACACCGCCGCGAAATCACCCACAGCCCCGCAACCGCAGTAACGCGCGCTCATCGCTCGCACGGTTCATCCGCGCTTCGCGTTCCTCGCGCAACGGCTCTTTAATACCCCGCTCGCGATACACCCGGCTAAAGCCGAAATGCTGCTGGCCGTGCTTGCGGAACGCCTGGGCATCGTGAGTCTGCGCGGGCTCGAAGGCGAAGCGCGCGCGGCGGGTGCCCCGATGCTTCTGGCGTCAGACGGGGATATGTCGCGGCACGTCGCACCCGTGGGTTACGACGTGCTCGCGGGCGTAGCCGTGATACCGGTCTACGGCACGCTTGTTCATCGGCTCGGCACGTCGCAGCCTGAATCGGGAATGACCGGTTACGACGGCATACGCCAGAACTTTCTAACCGCGCTCGCAGATAGCGCGGTGCGCGCAATCGTGCTTGATATCGACTCGCCGGGCGGCGAAGTCGCGGGCGCGTTCGATCTTGCCGACGCGATCCAGGCAACGCGCGGCACAAAACCTGTGTGGGCAATCCTGAGCGAAAGCGCCTATAGCGCGGCCTATGCGATCGCGAGCGCGGCCGATCGAATCACCGTGCCACGCACTGGCGGCACGGGTTCAATCGGTGTCGTATGGATGCACGTTGACTGGTCGCGCGCACTCGATAGCGCGGGCCTCGCGGTGACGTTCGTCACGTGGGGCGACCGCAAGCTGGACGGCTACCCCGAATTACCGCTATCGCCCGAAGCGCGCGAGCGCGCCCAGGCGGATATCGACGCAACCGGCGAGCGATTCGCCGCGACGGTCGCGCGCAATCGCGGGCTATCAGTTGACGCCGTGCGCACGATGCAGGCCGGAACCTTCGGGGGCTCGCAGGGTGTTGCCGTGGGCCTCGCGGATGAAGTGCAGGCACCCGACGAAGCCTTCGCGTCATTGCTTGAATCTCTCGCACAGTAAGGGGGACATCATGGGCTTGAATCTCACTGCTTCGCGCTTCGCGCATCTGCTAGGGCCGCTTGCGCGACCGCTCGCCGCCGCGCGTGCTGACGACAAAGACGACGACAAAAAGGACGACGACGGGCGCGCCGACGATGACGACGACAAAGACCGCAAGGACGACGACAAAGACCGCAAGGGCCGCAAATCAAAGCGCTCGAAGAAAGCCCGCGCCGAAGATGACGACGACGAAGCACGCGCCGAAGACGAAGGCAACGACGAAGCGAGCGCGGCCGACGATGACGAAGGCGACGACGACAGGAAAGACGATGCGCGCAAGGCACAGCATGCACGGCTCGCCGAGCGCGCGCGCTGCGCGCAGATTTTCCGGTGCAGCGCAGCCGGTGCCCGCCCCGATGTCGCGGCGCATCTCGCCTTCGAAACCGATATGCGCGGCCCCGATGCCGTGAACCTGCTTACCGCGATTGCATCAGGTGACGGCACGCGACTTTCGCGGGGCGATACGCTGCGTAGCCGCATGGCGGGCGTGAGTCTGCCCGCGCTCGGCAGTGACGGCGGCACGGCCGAAGATCGCGACGGGCCTCAGGCCGCCGCCTCGATGATCCTCGCCGCCGCACGTCGCGCGCGTGGCGAAGCGTAAAGGGAGTGCCGCGAAATGACTACGACCTATAGCGATAACCCGTTCATGCCGGGCATGGTGAGCGATGCCTACGTACCGGATCAACTCATAGCAGGCGATTTCAAGCTCGTCACCGAAGGGCAGGCGCAATTCCCAACCGGGCTCCAGCTCACGCGCGGAACCGTGCTGGCGCAGCAGGCAGACGGCACCTATGCCACCGCTACTTCGAGCGGTGCAGCGGCTAATGCAATCCTTGCCGATGACGTGGACACGACAGGCGGCCAGCCTGCGACGGGCGGCGTGTATTTCACGGGTGAATTCAACGCGCGCGCGCTGATTCTCGATGCGTCGCTCACGCTCGCCGCCGCAACAATCGCGCTGCGTCCGTTTTCGATTTTCGTGAAACCCAGTGTATCCGCCGCCGATCCGACGTAAGCCCGTTGCGTCGCTTGCCATTCCTTTTCTAACGTAGCGCGTTTCTCCCGAAGGTACGCCGCCAAATCGCGGCCCTCGTAAGCCCGCCCGGTTTCGACCGGCGCGGGCTTTTTTGTGCGCGCCGCCAGGAGTACAGCAAATGAATATCTACGATACGAATGCGCTGATTCTCGTTGTGCCGAATCTCAAGCGCTCGCAAAAATTCCTCCTCGATCGCTTCTTTACGAACGTCGTAACCAGCGATACGGAACAGGTGAGTATTGACGTTGACGTTGGCAAACGGCGTATGTCGCCGTTCGTCTCGCCCCTGCTCGAAGGGCGACTCGTTGAACAGCGCCGGTATCAAACCAACATGTTCCGGCCCGCGTATATCAAGGACAAGCGCGGGCCCGATCTGCGCAAGCCGATTCGCCGCATGATCGGCGAACGCATCGGCGGCGCATTCAGGGGCGAGGAACGCGCCGCCGCGAACATCGCGGCCGAAATGACCGATCAAATCGATCTGCTCGACCGACGCCTCGAATGGATGGCCGCGCAGGCGTTGATGACCGGAACCGTATTGATTGAGGGTGACGGCTTCCCGTCTGCACTTGTCGATTTTGGCCGCGATCCGACGCTTACCGTTGCGCTCTCGGGTTCCTCGGCGTGGGACCAGCCGAACGGCACGCCAACGCACGATATCGAAGTATGGCAACGCGCGATTCTGAAAAAGAGCGGCGCACAGGTCACAGACCTCATCTTTACGACCTCGCCGTGGGAATACTTCATTGCAGACGAACGCGTAAAAGCCGCCGTCTACTATCCGAAGCTTTCCGATTTCGGCAACGCGGTGGACCCCGGCGCGCGGATCACTACGGGCGCGGTGTACAAGGGCCGCTGGGGTCAATATTCGCTCTGGGTCTATAACGACTGGTACGTGGACGACAACGACGTGGAACAACCGATGTTGCCCGATGGGGTGGTCATCATGGCCGGTCCCGATTTGATGGGTACACGCGCATTCGGCCAGATCATTGACCCGAAATTCAATTATCAGGCGTTGCCCTACGCGCCGAAAATGTGGATTGCGGACGATCCGCCGCAGCGCTTCCTCATGATGCAGAGCGCGCCCATTGTCATTCCCTCGCGCGTCAATGCCGCGCTTTGTGCGACCGTATGCGCTGCCGAAGAGGACTGAGCCATGAACACTCCGAACACGACTTCGAAAGCCGGTGCGGGCGCGAGCGGCGCGCAGCCTCTGGCCGCAACGCAGGATAGCGCCAAAGGCGGCGCAACCGGAACGGTAACGGTTGCACGCGGGCGCTTGATCCGCCACGACGGCAAGACCTACACGGCGGGCCAGTCCGTCACGCTTGCGGCCGCAGACGTTGCGCGCCTTCGCGCGCGTGGCTTCATTGCGCCAGATCGTGACGCGACGCAGGCCGAAGACGAAGAGAAGGCACGCACGCAGGGGCCAACCTTCGAAAGCACGGACGGCCCTGCCGTAAAGACAAAGCGCTAACGGTTCGCCTCGATGTCGCTTGCCGTTCCCGATGACTTCGACGGCCATATCCTCTCGCCCCTGTTCGATCAATTCGCCGAAGGCGTCACCTATGCGCACGCGAGCGGCGAAACGCTCGCGATTAACGGCATCTTTGATGAAGCGTATCGCGAACTGATCCCGCAAGGCGACGTGCTCGCGTACACGACCGAACGCCCCATGTGTGGGGTGCGGCTCGTTGAATTCGGCGACTCGCCGCCGCAACAGGGCGACGCGCTCACAGTGGATCGAACGGGCAACGCGTACGAAGTGCAGGAAGTGAGACTCGATGGGCACGGCGCGGCAAAGCTCATGCTTAACTGGATCGACGCCGCCGCGTTGTAGCCGCTTTGTACCGCTCGCCATGCTTTACCGCTCGTTGCTGCGCGACATCGCGGCCGACGTGCTACGCCGCGCGCAGACCACCGCCGCCGATCGCGTGTACACGCCGCGCGACTGGCCTACAACCGCATGTTATCCGTGCATTCTCGTTGACTGGCTGAGCGACCGGAAGGAAGCGCTCGGACAGGAACCGCCCGCATTCACCGCAACAGCGACGCTCGACGTTACCGGCCGGGTGCAGGAAACCAGCGTGGCCGCCGCGCGCGATACCTGCGAGGCGCTATGCGACCAGATCGAATGCGCGTTACTGACCTGCCGCGATCTGCTCGCGCACATTCAACGTGTATCGACCATCGAAAGCACGATGGAGCTGAACGCTACCGGCCGCGTGCATATCGCCGATATGCGTATGGCGTTCGAACTCGAATATTTCATTACTTTCGATCCCTTCACCGATACGCCGCCCGCGCTGCAACGCGTCGCGGTGCCGCTTGAATCGCTCGGCATCCACGCCGACACCGTGACGCCCGCCGACCCCTCTGGCACCTATCCGAATCCGCCATTTTCTAACGCCGTGACACCCGCGCCGCGCATGCGCGGCCCCGATGGTCGCGACGAGGGAACGCTCGAAATCACGCCTCAAGACCCGCCCGGCAGGAACCTCCGGCCCGTGTAGGTCCAGCGCACAGTCACCTTGCCGCTAGTTTGCCTGGCGCGTGCCATACTGAGGAAAGCACTCTCTGATGCGAGTTGCCATGCAAGACTGCCCCTTGAAAGATGATTTTCCCACCGGGTTTCATGAGGAACTCGGCGGCCTGCTCGTTGCGTGGGGCCGCGTCGAATATTTATTCAAGCTTTGCGGTAAGGATTTGTGCGGTGAGGGATTCACCGCAGGCATGCGCATCCAGATCGTCAAAGAGAAGAAATTCAATGATTTCTGTAAGCACTACGAGCCGCTCGCACAAGCCAAGCTTTCCGAGGAGCAAGCAAGCGTCTTTTCCGAGCTACTTGCTGAGGCACGCGAACTTCTGACCCTTCGCAATGACAACATCCATGCACTGTGGACCACAGACGACCGTGGTGAGCCGGTACGGCTGCGGCCCAAAAAAAATAAGCATAGGGACGATGTGGACTGGTTTAAAAACGTTGTGCCAGTTTGCCAAATCCGCGATACGCGCAAGCGGATTGAAAACTTGTTTCTGCGAATCGACAAAGAGCGGCGCACCTGGTCGATTCCGCGCGCGCACTAGCTATTCGATGGTGTAACAGAGAAATGCCGGGATGGGAGCCTTGGATCAACAGGCAACAAAAAACCCGCACAGGGCGGGTTCCAGTTTGATACGACTTCGCCTAAAATCAGCCGGTCTTGCCCTCAGTTTGCCCTAACGGTGAAACGGGGCAACGCACACGGGATACACAAACCGGCTGGAAGTCTTGATGCGTTTGGTTGCGGGGGCAGGATTTGGCACCACGAGACAGATTGTATGGCTCCATAGCGTGCCGCAGCGGGGTCGCCCCCGTGCCCGCATCACGCCCGTAACTGGAACGGACGACCTCGCAGGCACTTCCGTTATGCTTTCTGAATAACCAGGCGCACGCCCCAACAGCGTGCGCCTTTTTTGTGCCTGCGGAAGCAATCGGTTTCGGTCTGATGATAGAAAAACGCACTTGTCCACAGGCATCCACCGGCATTTATAAATATGTTGCTGTACATCCAACACTCGAACGGTGGAGACATGTCATGCAAGAGGAGACTGACCCGGCATCCGTTCCTCCGACGACCGGCGCGCGGCCCGGTCCCAAACCGGCTGTCATTGACACGGATTCGCGTCGCGTTTTCACGATTGACGAGTTTTGCGGCGCCTATCACCTGAGCCGGTCGTTCTATTACCGGCTACGACACACAGGACGGGGACCGCGCGAGGTTCACCTCGGTCGCAAGGTGGTCATTACCGTCGATGACGCGCGCGCATGGGAAGACCGGATGCACACGCTTACGCGTAAGGCCGAGCCGAATGGGTAACGCGCGCGGCCCGGATGACCGCGCTATTTTTCCGGGGGGGGGTTACAAATGAATTACGGGTTTGATCTGTCTTCCTGCCAGTTCATAACCGATCACGAAGGGAAACGACTGCGGGTTGAAATGCCGATATGGTTGTTTGACCAGTTTGTGGAACTCAGGAACGCCGCGCTACGCGCACAGGCGACGGCTTTGGAAGAAAAAACACCACGCGGCGCGTACCGCAGTTCGCTCGCGGGGCTGACAGGCGTACCCGATGTTGCGGTCTCGGTCGATGCGCCGTTCCGGCCCACGCTCCCCGAACCGCGGACAAAACGTGAACGCGCCGAACGGCTGTTTCTGACGCCGGAAGAACGGCTGATGCAGGAGGCAACGCGAGCTGTCGAGTTCCCCACGGTGTCGGAAACGTCATCAGGCGCTCCTGCGGTGTCCTGCCAGGAAGAACCGGCCTCCCTGACGCCCCGCCACCCCGCGAAGCAGCAGGTATTCTTTCCGCGTGTATTTGTCGAGCCGATTCCCGATGAGGTTGCGCGACTGATCGAGCAGGGCAACTACAACCTGCGGGCGTGGAGACTCTATCGGGACCTTACGCCCGTTGAGGCGGCTGAACTCGCGGGCCTCTCCCCCGGCACGGTTCTCTGGCACGAACGCGGCTATAACGTGCCCAGCGTCGAGACACTGAAGCGCTTCGCGGACGTGTACGACTGCACGACCGGGCAGTTGACCCCGCAACCTGGCTCCTGCACCAAACCCTACCAGTCCGTGCCGGCCCCAAAAGGCCATGTGGCCCAATTTGCACCCGACGACACTGAGTATCCCGACGCCGTGATGGCGCACCTGATCGATGGCAGATCCCCGATTACCGCCTGGCGAATGTACCGGCGCATGACGATTGACCAGTGCGCCAAAGCCTTCGGCTGTACATCCAAGACCTTCAAGGGTATGGAAGCGTTACCCGTGCTGCGCGACCGGACCCGGAAGAGACTGGCGCTTGTCCTTTCCTGCAACCCTGTGCAGTTGCTGCACCCCCGAGGTCTTGAAAACAAAAACACATCGCGGCCCGGCGCTTCTGCGCATCGGACAGAACACCGTGCGGCCCGTAACGATAACGCGCATCGCGCGCACCTGTAACGCCGGAGAAAAATCGATGGAAAAGCGAGATTCAGTTGCAAGCACAAGCATAAGACCGCTTCGTTCCTGCACATACCGGTGCAGAACGGAAGTGAGAAATGTGCTGACTGGTGCGCAGCGCCCGCGCACGTCCGCAGCCACCCTGGATGGATAGCATCGCGTTGTAAAGCGTCGCGGTCCCATCCCCGGACCGCGACGTGTGTGGTAATGCCCGCACCTTTGTGTGCGGGTTTTTTTTTGCCTTTTGGAGGTAGGGAAATGAGGCTTGGTGCAAATGTCTCCCATGTGCGTGAATACCTCGGATGGACGCGAACCGAGTTCACGTATCGTTTCGCGCCCGCCACGTTCGACCATAACAACAGGAAGCGCTGCTACGACAATCTTCGTTCGCTCGAAGTGCGAAAGCAGCATTCGTCAGAATTGCTGGCGTGGATGGAACCTGTGTTGAGAATCAGCGCCGCTGTGTTGCAGACCGACGATCTGACCCAACTCACGCATGAAGGGATGTCATCGTTGCGTGTCCGGTATGTCGGCCCGCCGATGGATGCGCTTACGGTGGTGGTGAACCGGTGCTGTGACGGCGTCAAGCCGACGCCTGATGAATACCGGGCCGCTATGGAACAGGCAGATAAAGCCGGTAAGCGCGAAGCGGTGTTGCAACTGCTGGAGAAGATCGCAGCAGAACGGCGCAAGTGGCATCGTGGTGGATCGGCCCTGAGGCCCAATCGCTGGAATCAGGCGTAACGAAAAAAGGCCCGCGCAGTAGCGGGCCTTTTCGCAGGAAAAAGCCCCGCCGAAGCGGGGATAGCGAGCCGAACTCAGAGATCAACGAAACGCGGCAACAGGTCCTGATCGGCGAGGCGGATTTCGATATCGTTAGCCGCCTTGACGTGCTCCCGGTTGTTCACATCAAAGACTTCATCCGTCACGCTGATGATGATCGTGCCTTGCTGCTTGCCATCGCGCCTGACAGGGATAAGGGCGCGCGCTTCTGGCATCTGGGCCGACGCGAGAGCGTGCGGAACATAGAGCATCCAGCTTACGCCTGGTCGGTCTTCGAAAACTTGCATTTCGAAATATTTGCGTGGGCCGAACGTCACGTAGAATGGGTCGTAAATCTCAACGACCTTGGCGACGACTTCGGCAACGGATTGGCATCCGCCGAGCCGAGACGATGTCTGGTCTTTTTCATCCACGGCCAGTTCAAAGGATTGGGGTAAAAGCCCACCGCCATCGATCGAAATCGAGAATGCCGCGCCACCTTGATCTGACTGGATGCCATTCCAAATTCCGATGGTCTTCGACGCTCCTTCATCTTTGCCTTTATAGCGTGCAGCGACTTCATTCATTGCGTCTTTTGCGGGCCGATCGTCCTCGTAGACACGATACTTTAGCGCCTTCGTCAGATCGTCTCCTTTGAGATACCAATTTTCAAGTAACCGGTCCTTCCGCACTAGCAATTCGATAACCGGCCGAAGACGTTCGAAATGAAAGAAAAAATCTCTGTTGGGAATGTTGTTGGCGTCCCGATGTTGCGAAAACAGGTTCATGGCCGACTCAGGGTTGATAGATAGAAGAAACGCCATTGGCTGAGAGAGTTCGCAGCATATAGGCGCGGGTCTTCGGCGTTTGAAAGTACCACATTAGCTTCGCAGGAGGATTAGCGCGCACGATCGCGCCCTGCGTCTTGATCTGATCTTGCATCGAATCGAAGCCCGTGAAAAAGCGCAATACTTCGCCATCGTCCCTTATGAACTGATCGTAATTCCCCTTCGCTTCCTGCAAGAGACATCGGGAAGACTGAAACCCATCAAAATCCGTGGCGAACCATTCCCATTCCATATTCCAGCCTTGGCTGGTCTCCCGGCCTTTGCCGTCCGTTGTAATCCCATACTCGAAGCCGGTAATGCGCGCCTGATAGCGTCGAGGCTCGGGATTCATGCTGTGATTTCGCTGTACCTTTTTGCCGGCCTTCTCAGGCGGGCACTTGCACGGTCTCTCGCGCTCGCGGCTCCGGTCACGCGGTAGTTCGCCCCATCCGCCGTCTGCACCTGCGCCAGTGCTGCTGCTGCCTGCGGGACCAGCAGACGGTGCGGCGGTGGGGACCGGAACAGGCATAGGCATTGCCTGCGCCATTGCGTTTGCTGCGTGTGCGAGCGCCGCCGGGAATGGAATACCCATCAGCGTTTCTCCTTCATTTCCTGTTGCCTTTTACCCGTTGCCTGTAGCAGCATTTCAAATCGCTGTTCAGCCGGAACGCCTGATTTGTGCAGCCATGCCATGACCGCCGGAATCCGGTAAAACCCCGGCGTGGTGGCTTCCACATACAGGAAATTGACTATCGGCACGTCACGCGTAAAGCGGAGTACCTTGGTTTGCGCGAAGGCCGCATTAAGCCGGTCGCGCAAGGTCGGATCATTGGCCAGCGCGGGATAGTCGCACACGATATGACCACGGATAAAGTCCACATAGTTGCGGTCTTCGTGGGCTTTCAGAAGCGCCCATTGCCCTTCAGTAAATTCCATTGTCGTTGATGGTGAACCGTCGTCCTTCGTTGAGGTAGTGCCACGCGTCGGCAGCCCTGAAAAGCTCGCGCTCGCTCCTGCCGTGGCATACCGCATTGAGCGCATGCAACACCCTGGGGTCCCAGAAGCGCAGCAGGGCGGAACGTCCGTCCGGTATTCGGGTATCCAGGTGCGGGCGCAGCTTTGCGGCCTGCCTCTCCAGGCTCTCTGAGGTGATCAGCCAGATCACGCCAGGGCGGGCCTGTTCGAGCTCGCGCAGGACCGCAAGATGGTCGCGCGCCGTCGTCAGATCAACCAGCCACGGCCCCGCGTGTGCGAGTGCCATGTCGTTCGTGCCCGCGAACAGCGAAACCGTCCTATCGTTTTCGGGCATGAATTGCTGGCCGGTATGCTGCTGGTAATGAATACCGTCCACCAGCGCCAGCACGTGGCCACTGAAGTGCCGTTCCCCATACTGGCGAAGCTGTTCATTGACAGAGGCGGGAATCATCAGCGCTCCAGGGTCATTGCGCCTTGCCCGGCAGCGTGGATCATGCATTCGAGACAGATAGACGACTGCGGAAGCACCGATCGGGGTGTTGCGCCGTGGAGCGATAACGGGCCTTTTTTCTGCGCGGTATCAGGGGTGCGTCCGCGACAATTGCACGCCCATGCGTAACCCAGGGCTTCGGCCATCTCGTAACCGGTTGCATAGGACTTCAGACTATCGAACGGAAACCATTCGCCGGTTTCGGCGTTCAGCGCCATTGCAGACGGCATTGGCGGGAAGTTTGAGTAGATTGAATAGGTGATACGGCAAAGGTCGCACTCTTCCTTGCCCATGGTTTCATCCTGTTTCTGTTGCTCCATCTGACCTCTGCTGTTTTTCCAGAACACACCCGACGAATTAACCATCCAAAACGCGACACGGTCAACGACTTTAAATTGAGATAAAGCCGTTTTGACAGATTTCCACAATTGCCCTTCCTATCTCAATTTAAGGTGCATTTTTCCAATATCACCGTCCAACAAAAAAGCGGCATTGAGCCGCTTTTCCCGTAAGTGATCGACGCCGGTTAGTGCTTTGTCCATGAAGCGTCCATAGCCGCCAGTTTCCCGTTCGCGCCCTGCGCAGCGTCAGCGAGAATCGCTGCCGCGTCCTGCGGTGTCAGTTGGCGGTTAGGAAGCCCCTTGGCGTCGAGCGCAAGCACCGTGTACAGTTCCTGATCGCAGCGGTTGGTCGCGTGGTAGTTCTCGCCGATCTGGATCATCAGTTCCAGCAGGCTGCGGTGTTCGTGTCTTTCCACGACAGTCACAGCAGGACTCCTGAGCATTGAGGTCGCAAGTGTGATCAGGTGTTGAAGTTGCTGGCTCTGCCGATCACAAAGATGGAAGGCCGCAAGCGCGAGCCGTTCATACTGGAGAGCGTCTACAGGGGGACGAGAGGGAGATTGCTGCTTTCGGGTGGGTTTGGTCATGCGCGGTCCTTGTTATCGTGAAGGATCGCCCGGACACATAAGGAGGTGGTGAGCGGGCGCAGTGACAGGGTTGGCAGACCGGACTTGAAGACCAACGACCGGCAGGCGCGAGCGCCTCCCTGCCAAGGCCCGCCCGTAGAAAACAGACGTGCAGAGGCAAAGGCATCGCCTGCTAGGCAGGCGTGCCGGTCTTCAAGATTTTTCAGGCTGCCAAGCCTGATCCGTCGATGTTTTGACGGCATTCCGATTATAAGCGGATGCTGGAGAATTCGCGATTATTGGGATAGTGCGCTGTCGCGAAAGCTCGAGGGGACTTTCACCGTCCCCGTATGACCTTCAATGCCGCTCACGGTGTTGTCGTTTCCTTCGATGTAAATCACGGTGCAGGCCGTCAGCATCGGGACCGCGAGAACGAGCAGGATCAACGCAACGCGTCGCATGATGGAGTTCTCCTGCGCGACAGGTAGGCGTCTACCGTCCGTGCCGTTTGCCTCATCAACTGTATTCACGCATGATCAGCAGCCCGTCGCTGCCATTGCCAGCGTTGTACGAACCTGGCAGGCCGGTTCCACCGCCACCGCCCGCTCCCCGACCTGTGGCGTCATGAACCGGAGTCGCCCCGGAAGGACCATAGACACCGCCCATCCCGGCTGTGCCGAACATCGACCTTCCGCCTGCGGTGTAATTCGATGCCGTCGTGCTGACAACCGGCAGGGAGCCTTCGCCGCGCAGGTTCAGGTCGCCACCGCTGCCAGTTCCACCGGGCGCACCGAGCAGGACGGCATTCGTGGCCGAGCCAGACCCGCCTGCGCCACCGGTCGCGACGGCAAGGGGTGATCGCAGGTCTCCCAGATGAGTCAGATAGCCGGGACTACCCGCGTTGCCCGAAGCTGGTACGGTACCACCCTTACCGATGCCGATATCCAACTCGTCCGGCAGACTGTCAGCGGAGCGGCGCAGCCAGACATAGCCTCCCGCGCCGCCACCCGTTGCCGTGCCCGCATTGGACGTCCGGCTGGCGACACCGCCCGAGCCGCCACCGCCCTGAAGTGCGGTCTCCACCATAGCCGGACTGTGATCCGATTTCCGCCACGGCGGGTTCCCTATCGAGTGCGTACCCGTCCCCGCGTTGGTCATCGATATGGGTGCGCCGCCCTGCGTGTCGGAAATCTGGAACGTGCTCTGGTCGGCGGACACCTGAACCACGAAATAGGTCGCGCCCTGCGCAATGCTGCCCGGTAACGAGTCCGTACTGCTGAACGTCACCGGCGATCCGGTGAGAGGCGAATGGAGCGAGCATGTGATGACCGGCGAGCCGGCCGAGAACGTGACGCTTTGAGCTACGACGGAATAGACGGTGGCCGCGAGCAGCGTCGAGCCGCGCTGCGGAGCCGGAATGTCCGGCCTGTTGAGTATCGCGGCAACGCCTGATTCTGCGTTCCAGTCGGCGTTGACCTGCGCAGCAGGGATCGCAGGCCGGTTGAGGATCGCGGCGATTCCACTGTCTGCGTTCCAGTCCGAATTGACCTGACCAGGCGGAATGACAGGCTGGTCCGTCAGGTCGTGGTAGCTGCCAGTGGTGGCAACCGTTGCAAGACTGCCGGTAATCGTACTGACTGTTTTGGCGAACGACTCAACAAGAACATCCGCAAGCTGGTTAACCTGCGTGAAGTCTGGTGTTCCACCAAGCGCGATGATGGCGTTGCGCAGTTCCTCGGTAATCGCGTGATACCACCACTCGCCGGGCACAGTTCCGGTAACGCCCGCCGCCGGATTGCCATTTGCCGGAAAGCCCCCCGGATTATCTGCGGGTGTTTCGGGCGCATCCTCGACCGCGTTGGCCTGCCAGTAGCGATCCATGTCATTCCCCGTCACCCGGTACAAAGTCGGCGATATCGCCAAAGTGCCCCGCGAGGCACGCCTCGAAAATGTCGCGACCGTGCTCGTGCGGATCGTCCGGCATGGCGATGAATGGCATGAAGTTGTCGAAGCGCTCGAAGTGAACCTCGCAACGAATGCCGCTGTGTTCCGCGTCGGCCCATGCGGGATTCCTGACAGCAACAATGTCCATCACGCGATCCTCGTCCATACGCACCAATAGTCGCTCGCAGCGGACGCATTGCCGCTGCTGAGCCACGTTCCGGGACGCCCCGGCAGCGCTGCGACCGTACCTTCCGGCGCGGACTGGCTGCTATCGCCTGCACGCACAATGAACGCCACCCACCCGATTCCGTTTCCGCTGAGCGGTTGCAGGTTGGCCGGTGTCCATGCGCCGCCCACCTGGCCCCGCAGATCGTTCACCGCGTTGTTCACGTTGTTGATGCTGTTTTGCAGGTTGCTGACGTTGCCCTGCAGCTCAGCCTCGAAGACCACGTTGCCCTCGTCGGTCTGGTCAACCGTGACACCCAGCCCGCTGCCGTTGGGTCGCCATCCGATATGAACCTTGTTCGCCCCCTGGCTCACGCCGCCGCCTTGCTCCACGGGCGTGAATCCGAGCGGTGCAGGCGTCCCGATCACGTCTTCATATCTGATCGAAACGGCGAGATGGGCGAGCGCTGCAAGCAGCGACTGCGCGAGTTGATCGACCTTCGTATGGTCGGGCGACGCGCCGAGCGCGACGATGGCATTGCGTAGTTCCTCGGTGATCGAATGGAACCACCAGGCGCCCGGTGTCGTCGGCGCTATCGCGGCGGGCAGACTGCCGTCTGTCGGAAAGCCGCCCTCGTTATCAACGGGCACGGCTGGCGCCTGAGCGGCGCTGTTCGCTTCCCAATAGCGATCCACGTTGATTTCCTCTCAGTGATGGGAGAACGCCACAACCGACTGTGCAGGCGCATAGCGGCGCAGCAGACATTCGATCATCGTCAGCGTCGGCGACGTGCCCCAGGCGGAGAGCGGATTGTCTACGGTGTCCTCGACCGTGTTCCATCGCGGCGGCGGCGCGCTGATGACATCGACCAGCCAGCCATGCGCCCAGTCGGTATTGGCAATCGGTGTCGTGACGGACCGCATGACGTGATGAACGGCAAATTCCGTAATCGTGATCGTGTAGCCGAGTGTCGCGGCCAGTGCCCTGAAATACTCGGGGGACTGGCCGCCCGTACCGATCAGGCGGGCGACGATCTGTAGCCTGTTCTCGTCGTCAGAGTCGAACGGCCCGAAGCATGGATCAGGCAGCGCGAGCGACGCATTCCATTCGGGTAGCAGCGCGTCGGCGGTCGCCGGAAAAGAGCCAGCGATCAGCGTCAGCGCGTCGCTATCGATCGTGGCGGGTGTGTTCGCGAGCGCATCGAGCACGGCGGCCTGCGTGCCGCTGTCCTCGCGCGTCCAGACACGTCCACGCGGCAGCAGCCGCCGCAATACGCCTGCGTAGTCCGCGCGGCTATAGCGCGCCGGGTTCATGTCAGTTACGACCACGTAACCTCACCGGGCACCGCGAGCGCACCGGCCGGAAGCATCACGTCGTCAGTCGGCGACAGAATCAGAAAATCATTGATGCCGGAGACGGCGGCAATGGCCGACCACAGATGCGCGAGAATCAGGAATCCGCCCGGTTCGCCCTCGCTTTTCATCAGTCCCGCGATAGCGTCGAGCGCGGCGTCCTGCCTGTCGGGCGCCACGCCACGAATACTGATATCGACCGGGTACGGCTCCGGCGCGACGACATAAACCAGCGCGGTAACGGGCCGCAATGGATAGATTGCGTTGGCCACGGCGAGCTGGTCGCCAGTCGCGGGCGTGTCTCTTGTCTCGGCTGACGCGACACCGTCTCTGCCCTGCGGGAAGCCGTCATGCTGCGCGTTCGCCTCATCGAGCATCACGAACACGATGACCGTACCGGCACCGTAGCCATTGCCCGTACACCACGCGCGCGTGACTCCCGGAACGGCGAGCGCCCATGCGACATAGTCGCTCGCCGCGCCACCCTGCGGCGGGTTCTGGTAGACGAACAGGACACGCGCACGGTAGGCATCGTTCGATTCAATGTCCGCGCCGCCTCGGAATTCCGTTGCGGCAACGCCGGTCGAATCGATACCCGGAATCGCGCTGGCGAGCGTGAATTGCGTCCCGACCGCGCAATCGCCGTTCAGGCCTGCCAGTCCTGCCGGGTCCGGGTTCGCGGTCGCGGCCACCGTGACCTTACCGGCTTCGACGGCAGCCGCCGCAGTGACCGTGTAGGGCAATCCGTCGCTGCGCTTGAGTCCCGTTCCGCTATTGACCGGTACGCCTTCGGAGCCGGCGAACGTGACAAGACCCGAGGACTGCGACGCGCTCTTGCGCAAAACGCCCCTGAGCGCGCCCCACGCCTCGAGAAATTCGTCAGTCGCCGTGAACGGCGTAGCCTGCAATGCGATCCAGTCGAGATACCCGTACTGCATGTGCGCGAGCCCGGCCTGAACGTCGCCGAGCACGCGCAGATTCGAGAAGCGCAACAGGGCATCGGCACCCGGCAGGTTCGCATTCAGTTCCTGCGCAACCTGATTGCGCAGGGCCGTCAGCGTCGGTCGTGAGAAAGGCATGCGCCTTAAGAAAGGGACTACCGGTCGGGGCTAGGTTCCCGTCCACACCCTGGGGAAGCTCATCGCGACGCGCGTGCCGTCGCGGCGGCTCGCGACAATCGCCAGGTCGAGCCGGTTGGGTGTGACCCATTGCGGCGTAATGTCGAAGCGCGCCACCACGCCGTCATCGAGCATCCATTGCAGCGCCTCGCTCGCGTAGTCGCCAGCGCGCTGCGCCACGTCGCGCGGTCCCTTGACCCGGGAGAGCAGCCACAGGCGCGAGCCAATCGGGTAGTCGGCGCTGTCGCCCCACCAGCCGCGCCGGTCGCCGTCCGGTGTTTCGTCGCTCGGCAATGCCAGCCGGTCACTGAAAAGGCTGATAAGCACGGCGGTCTGCAGGTCGTTGCCGGATCGCAGGGAGGCGCCCGCAAGCATCCAGTCGCCGCGCATGTCCGGTACATTCCAGACGGTTGAGATATCGCCCACGGCGCGGAAATCAGAGTTGCGGTTGCGGTATGTCGCTGGTTGCGATGTCGCTGCCGCGCTGCACGTCCGGCACCGGATGATGATGTGAGTTGTAGACGGCGCGCGAAGCGGCAGCGGTGTGCGGGTTGGTCGCGCTGTTGTCGCGCATGTCGCCCGCACAGGTGATATTGCCGTCGCCCTCGATATCCCCGGTGCAGTGGAACAGCGGCGCATCGGCGGTGATCTGCGGCGCGTTGGTGATCGTGACAGGTTGACCGCCACCGTTGACGACGATCCCCGCTGCGGACAGATGGACCGATTGCCCCTTGTCGTCACTGATGCAGACCTCGCCCGGCGCGAGATTGCGGAACCTGTACTGCTGGTTGCCGCATGCAATCACCACGCCGTTCGTGCGGTCGCCACCGAGAAACACCGCGAGCGCGTCGCTCCCCGCTGGCGGATTCGACTGGAACCCGTATTCCGCGAGTCGCGGCGTGCCGTCGCGTGTCTCGTTCGCGGATAGCTGCATCTGTACAAGCTGAACCGCGCCGCCATCGTCCACGCGCGTAAGGCGTCCGCGTCCGAGCGCGCGAACGAGGCTCCAGAACAGGTGTTCCACGATTGACGCTATCGTTGCGCGAGCGCGGCAGCAGCATCCGCAGGCAACGGCAGATAGAGGATCGGTTCGGGCCGGAACGCTTCAGGCGGCATCAGCGTGAGTTCGCAGCCGGTCCCGCTCATGTCGCGTCGATAGGTCACTTCACCAAGCGTCCACTTCGCGCCGTCGATGAGCTTCAGTTGCGGCAGCGAGAGCGCGGCCAGCGTGTTCGGCGCATAGAGCGAACCCGCGCTGTCGCGCCATGACGTGGCCGTGATTGATACCACGTTACCGCGCCCGATGCGCCGGTTGCATTCCCATAGCGCGTGCGCGTTCGACACGTCCGCGCCCGCGTCGCCGTTCTGCGCGATGAACGCCTTGGGACGGAAACGCGGCATGGTGTCATCAGCCACCGTGTATTCGGCGAGCGGCTGCTGACCGGCATCCGTGAAAATGCCAGTGCCTACCAGATAGACGCGGTATTCGCTGAAGCGCTGCGAGATATCGCGCGTATAGCTTGCCTGTTCGACATTGACGCCCATCGCGAAACCGCCCGCCGCCTCAATGGTCGAAAGCGGCCCGATCACCAGATCACCGTCCGCATCCTCGTAACACAGTACCTGTGCGAGCTTGCACAGACGGTCGATGGCGGCATACGGTGATTCCCCGACATTCAGACAGACCTGCGGGTGCAGCATGCCTGGCGTGAGCGCCTTGACCCGGATGCCGAACGGCTGCGCGAGCTGGGCCGCAATATCGGCGGTCGCCATGTTGACGAACTGGAACGAATCAAACTGTGCAGAACAGTCCACCAGGTCTTCGCACTTGCCACGCCCCGATATCGACAGCGTATGCGTTGTCGCGCTGACCGACTCTGCCACCCGGTCCACGTATCCAGTAATGACCGGGTTTGCACCGATGTTCACGACGCAGGAGTCCCCTTCCATGACCACGACCGTTGTCGTGTTTGGAAAGCGCTCGGTCATCGAGATATCGAAGTCGGCCGGGATACGCTCCATGCCGCGCGTGATGCGCACGCTTTTCCAGCCTGCGATGCTCGACCCGTTGACGGTCAGCGATACATCGTCGCTCACGCTCAGCCCCACGCTTTATCCAGTAGAGACACGTGGTACGCTGGCGCGGTGCAGTACAGTTACCCAATCAACCCAACTCAACGGAGGGCAAATGTACGACTCTATCGAACAGATTCGGGCACTGTTTGGCGTGGCCGAGGAATCAGTCTCGCTCGAATTTAAATCGGGCCGAGCTTTTGACGAAATGAACGACAGAGTGCGCGGCACGTTCGTGAAGGAAGTAACGGCCTTTGCCAATGCCGGAGGCGGAACGATCATCTACGGAATCAGCGAGCAGCGGCAAGGCGCGCGCAACGTTGCTGAAGACTTTGAGCCAGTCACGAACCCGGACGTGACGAAAGATCAGCTTACGGTCATCCTTACTTCGAATACCGATCCTGTATTTAGCGGATTTCAGATCGACATCTTCCCAGTCGAACCCCGAGGGCGCGTTTTCGTGATTCATGTCGAGCAAGGCGATACGGCCTACCAGAGTCGTCACGACAAAAGGTACTATCAGCGAATAGGCACCACGTCGGAGGCTATGTATGATTTTTCTATTCGCGATGTGATGAATCGGCGAAAGGCGCCACGTCTGTTTGCTAACCTTTCGATCCGAAACCTGCAACGCGAAGCCAAGCAGCACCGCTATCGTTTGATCCCTACACTGAAAAACGAAGGCGTATTTACTGTTCACCACTGGTGCCTGCTGGTGGATATCCCTACACCAACGCACCTGGACCCGGAAACTGGACAGTCAGTTCTGCAACGTGGCCCCGTCAGGCATGAGAATTTGCAGTACACCCGCTTCGAATACTCGTCAGAACGTTTGCCACCCGCGTTAAACAGCCTTCGTTTGTTGCCGGACCAGAAACTGGAATTAACTGCGCAAAACGGCTTTCCCGACCTTGACCTGTTTGTCGATCTCGCTGCATTTGTGCGGTCCCTTGAGACCCTCGAACCTCCGTTACGATGGACCCTGTTCGTCGACGACGCCGCACGGAAGGAAGGCCAGACACCGTTTGAACAATGGTGCACGTTCTAAAAATCGTTGCTCTTTCCGTCGGTACCCAGACAAGGACTTACTCAGTCCCCTCGGGGATGGGACATTGGCATGCGACTACCGTCCAAAGCGGCGGCCTGGCATAGTTGCTGGCGATCAGGCCATTTACAGATCGAACACTTATGACTGCACTCAATGTCGTCGTTCCAGCAATCTCGGCAATGATTGGAGCGCTAATCGCGCTGGGCGGCGTCTGGTTGACCAATTGGCAGGCAAATAAGCGATTTCTTACCCAACTAGATCGGGACGAACGCAAGGAAAAGCGCGATTTCATAAGGCAACGTGGCGAAGAACTATACGGATTGGCAGATGACTGGGCCACCTATGTATGGCAAGAGCATCTAATCTGGCTGGCAGCAATGCATGGAAGACACAGCGTTCAAGAGGCTAGAGATTTAGCGATTGAAAACGCTAAAGGACATCACGACCAATTCCGGAAGGTATCAATGTTGATGAACGTCTATTTCGATGAACTGAGGGATGCTCTTTCCGAGTTGAACCTCTGCCGGATCAAGTTGGATCTGCATCAGTCCAGGTTTCTAAAGGTCGCTAAATCTGAAACGTCCGACTGGACGCGCGCGGCAAAAAGGCATCGTACGCTGATGCAAGATCTGCAGGGGGCGCAAGCCCGGTTTCTTAAATTGCTGGCAGAGATTATCCGCAACGCCTGAGTAATGGTTTGGAACGGTCGCTAGTCTCAGGTCAGTGAAGCAGTGAAGCTGATCGGCGCAAACGCCGGATGAATTGACGCAGCCTGCTCTAACAACGTGTCAATAGCAAGGACACGCAGCGGCATCGGGACCGACGTGCTGACCGTCTGCATGCTCGCGCGCGACGCGCCGCGCGTAATGCTTACGCTTTTCCAGCCCGCGATGCTTAACCCGTTGACGGTCAGGGAAACGTCATCGCTCATGAGCGCAATGATAGTATTCGACGCTGCCAGATCAGCGTGTTCAGTTCGACATCAGCGTTGGACCCAACTTCCGCCTACCGCCCAACTACGGCCCTTTGCCCGCACTATCACTTGGACATTCGAACGTCGGCGTCGTCTCAGACAGCGGACGTTTCTGCACAGATGTTATCAGTCGAGTCGCCGCCGATCCGTATATTCATTCGACATCGAATTTCCGATCCCTGAGCGACCGCTATGGAAAAATCCCGGATCCAAAGCCGGCCATCTTAGCCGATCGATCCGCCTAGGAATCTACTGAATCAAAGGCTCTTCCAGAGATAGACCGGACCATCGCTCCATCACTCACTTTGGTGAGACTACCGCTTTGCCGAGGGAGGCGCACAATGGTAAGTGATCCGACGAGTTGGTTGTAAGAACTGCCGATCCGGCGGGACACATCGCCGCAAAATACGCGTCGCCCAGTGCTCTGCAACTCGCTTTGCCGAAAGCTGTTGGACCGGCATGCTTCAGTTCTTTCAGGGCTTTTCGCCGCTTCTGGTTCTCATTTTTCGCGGCAGCCGCCGGGTCAAGATTGTTCGGATGTAATGCGTCGATGAGTTTTGAAAGGCTTGCAGCATTGTCGTGAATGTATGCCGCTGCAGCACAGCGCTCTGATTCAAGACAGTTAAAGGAATCGGCAGGCCCGCGAAGCTCACCCGTCGGCCCGTGCGACAAACTTCCATTGTTAAAGCATGCTAGCGGTTGAATTATCTTGATGCCATTTGTTTTGCGCGCGTTTCGCCAAAGCCGAGACACCTTTAACGCAAGGTCTTGAAGCATCTCCCGCTTGATGTCATCTCTGCCGCCGGTCGGATTTGTCTCGAACGCCGTACTCAAAGCCGCTGCTAGTGATTGGATAGCTGCGTCTTTCTTGCGCCCCGCAACACCGGGCATCCGCGCAAGAGCCATAAGTGCTTCGCCGACGTTTTCAGCTGCTTGCAATCTATTGTGGGCGTCGCAAAGGATTCTAACCCTGCCAGCCAGCAGTTCCTTCAATGCATAGTAGGGGGTTTGGGCTGGTTGGTTTCCCGCAATATATGGTAGTCCCCATGTCTTCGCGAGGTCACTTTCTTCTGCCAGTTCGACGACAACTGTGGTATCCAGGAAGCTGCCAGACAATCTATCCTCCTTGCTGCCATCTATGTACGGTTGTTCTCGGAGAACAACTCGGCCTGGTCGTTAGGTAAGTTTGATTCGACATCCTCACTGAACAATATCGCTATGAGCGCATTCACCACATCATGATCGCCTTGCCATCCCTCTACCGACAGAGCCTCCACGAGTTCACTGGCATCGTCCAAATCCATTGCAGGATTTGCATGCAATGACTGCAGCGCCTGTATCAACGCGTTCAACCCCGGACGAGTCACGTCCGCGCTGTTCGCTGCAAGAACCGCGCGTCGAATATATGAAATGACGGACCCAAAACTCTCGTTGAAGGTAGTCAACCGATGCGCTTTCTGCATCGAGGCGGCAATCAAGCCGAGGCGCGACCCGATAGAGTCAAAGTCGTTTTGTCCAAATGAGTCAAGCGCAAGTCGCGCATCGTTCAACGCTAGCTCAACAAGCACGCGCGTTTGACCGGCCGATGTATCTTCGTCGAACAAATGAGGGTAAACCTGCTCGGGTCCTGGAGAAATCGAGAGGGCCGATGTCGGCGACTCGTCGCCGGTGGACAAAGTGCTGCCGCTGCGAGCCGAAATCACGTGCGAGCTAGTTGCACTCCAGTCGACACCGAGGGTCTGCTGAACTACCGCAGCGGCGCCCGTGGGTTTCCCCAGCGGCCGCGCAGATTCTGTTCCACTCACGGGAATGATCGCTTTTATCGTCATGGTTTTGGTTGAATTACCTTATCGATATCCCGCCGTAGAACATGAAGATAACCTTTCAGCCAATCATCCATTCGAAACTTCGTAGCGTCAACCACTCCCAATAAGCCTCGGTCGAAGTCGATAACCATCCTATATCGAGACTCTCTAATTGGCTCTTCAAAAAAATCTGGATCCAGGTCCATCTCGAGCCGCAACTCCTCTGCCTTTAAGCGCAATACTGAAAAAGACGTTTTGTCCTCGAAACGAAGCTGGACTTCCACTCCGTTACGCTCCCCGTCCATCGGCTGATCGAACACCCGCTCAGTGGGCCAGTTGACGAGTTTCAGGTCTAACAGAGCCTCATTTGCCTCGCGCAGGGATTTGAATTTCCGGGCATACGCAGTTCGCGCACTAACGCGTGTCAATTCAGTCAGTTCGAGCATATCGCGCCACACCTCAAAGGTCTCTTTGATCTGATGTGTCCTTTGGGCGTCCAGCGATTTTTCACCTCGCAGAGTTATGGTGGACTGTTTAAGTCCGGTCTGAATCTGCACTCCCGTCGTCTGAAGCGTCTGTTGATTCGGTTGGCCATCCGCCAAGGCTAGCCCCGGCCATATTTTCGCGAGCCTAGATGAGATTTGCCCCGCACGATCCCAAAGAATGAAAGCCTCTGAATACTGGATTTGAATGATTGTTGTATGTAATTTGAAAGAATCCAAGATCATAGGGGCATCTCCGCACACCTCCGATGTAAGCGCCAAAAGGCCGAGCAGCGCCATTCTACGCTTGGTCAGATTCACCATGAACGAGTGGTCGATTAACCCCCTGGAACCGTCAGATCGAGAGCGGCTGGTCACGACCGGCAAGTTGCGCGCGCAGACGAATGACAAGCATGGCGGATGACTTGCCGTTGCACACGAAGGCACTGATGACGGCTGCATTTCAAGAGCCGCGATCGCAGCGATAGCGAGTCGATAACCACAGGCTGTCACCCGGCACCCAGCCCCACGTAAGGATTAGGTTAATGAAGCGCTAAAGACGGTTGGCGCAAAGGCAGGATGAACCGGTGCGGCCTGCTGTAGCAACGTGTCGTATCGCGCCACGTCCTGATAGAGCCGTTGAGCAAGGACAAGCAGCGGCATCGGCTCCGACGTGCTGACCGTCTGTATGCTCGCGAGCGACGCGCCACGCATGGTTACGTCCTGCACCACGGCAACCTCAAGCGCACGCAGCGCGGTAAAAGTCGCGTCGTTGCCCGCATCGCCTGCGGTCGTGATCTCCATATCAAGCGCATCGCATACCGTTGAACGCAAGGATTCGGCGTCCTCAAGCGAGGCGAGCGCATAACCGGTCGTGCTCTCCGCAAGCGCGATAACGGCGCTGCGACGGTACAGCAATGTCGTGAGCCGGTTTGCAACGGTGAGCGCCGCCGTCGCCCGCTTCTGCGGGTTGATGGACGACTGTAACGCGACAAGCGATTGCACGGCCTGATGCGGATCGGGATTCGCGTTCTGCACGGCTCCCACCAGCGTCCGTGTAGCGTCAGACATGCCGTGCCAGTCCGAGACGGCCGCAGCGCTCCTCAGCGCTTTCCCCGCGACGCCTACGGCGGTCCGCGCCTGCGCGCCCGCGCCGATCAGGTCCTGTATCGTCGTTGCTGGTTGCCGCACGGCGGCGGTGAACTGTCCCACGAACCGGCCATACCGGCCTTTGAGCGTCGCGACCATCGCAACGAGGCTCGTTGCGCGCTGCGTGATCGCCTGCGCCTCGACGACGAAGTTCTGCGCGGTGCGTCCGATCTCGCCGACCACGGCCGGTGACGACAGCACGGCGGAAACCGTGCTGAAGAAGTCCTGCGCCACTGCCGCGAATGCGGCGACGGCTGACAGGCCGGTCTGTGCCTGCGTCGCAATCGCCAGCGTCGGAAACTGCTGCGCGCCCGACTCGATGAACGAAAATCGCAGTTCAAAGTACCGGCCGCGCTCTGAACGTTCCTCGCACTCGAATTCAATCAGCGCGACATTCAGCCGCCCAAGCGACGGATGCACCAGTTCGCCATCGGCGCTGTCACTGTCTGCAGGCTGCTCGCATGCGCGGATCATCGCCGCGCGCTGCGCGATCACGTCGCCGCCGCCAGGGCTACCCAGATAGGCGGCATCCTGAAGCAGAAAACCGCTCAGGCTGATGCGCCGTCCTGCGCGTCCGAGGTCCTCGACCCATACTTCGTCGCGGTACGGATATTCGTGCGTGACGTTGCGACGGCCAACCTTCAGCGTCGAACCTGTCACACCGAACGGCACGCCCCGCCATGAGGCGGCCTGCAACGCGCTGAAGAACGGATACTCGGCCACAGCCATCTACCTAGCCGAGCGCTTCCATCGGTCGGGCGATCTTCAGACCCGCAGGCGTGCGCGTCTTCACAGTCACGCTGCCGTCGCGCGCGACGTGGACGTGGTTGTCAACGTGGACGACCGGTGCGGGCGCGCTCTGCATGCCCGCCGCCGCGCCGGGGGCACTGAGCGAAGCCACGTCCATGCCCGGATCGAGCGACGGCATGTGCGCGAGGACGCCCGGCGCGTAGTTGCGCGTTTCGGCCGGGGCGTTGGCGAGTCCCTTGCGGTCCAGATTGCCTTCGCCCCAGTTATAGGCTGATAGCGCGTAGGTCAGATTGCCCTTGTAGCGCGCGAGCAGGCCGGACATCTTGCGCGCCGCGGCGTCGGCGGCCTGCGCTGGATTGAACGCGTCGATCCCGTATTCGCGCGCCGTCGCGGGCATGAACTGGAACAGTCCGCGCGCGCCGGCAGGACTCACCGCCACCGGGTTACCGCGCGATTCCTTCTGCGCGATGGCCGAAAGCAGTCCGACAGGCAGACCATAGCGCGCTTCGGTTCCGGCGAAATTGAGTTTCTGTGCCCACTGCGCGACAGCAGGATTGAGTGGCGCCCCCATTTCGCCGGTTGCGCCCGCTGCGCCGGGTGCGGTCTCCGCACGCTGGACGTTTGCCGAACCGGGCCACACGCCACCCGTTGCCGCTTCGGCCGCCCGGATGCGCTTCAGTTGTTCATCCTCGCCTGTGTTGAGGTGTTCGCTATGCAGACCCAGATACGCGCCAACGGTCGCAGGATTGACGAAGCGCAGCAGCCGGCCCGCCAGGCGTGCGAGCAGGCCGCCGCCCGCTGCTGCCCCCGCACCCGTCATCGCCTCGGCTGCCATGCCTGCCGCTGCACCGATGCCGGTCAATGCGCGCGCGAGCATGAAGCCCCTGACCGCGAGCATTGCAATGCTGCCGAAAGCCGAAGCAATCGACGCAATGAATCCGCCCGTCATGTACAGGGCCAGCGCTGCGGCGGCGACCTTCCAGCCGCCAATGGCCTCCACCGCGTCACCGACCCACGAAGCGAAGCCGATCAGGCCGGTCACAGCCTCCGTGACGCCCTGCGCAAACCTGTTCCAATCGACCGAGGCGAGCCAGCGTGCAAGCCGTTGCGCAAGTTCCGCGATACGCTGCGCAACCAGTTCGCGGTTCTTCGCAATCCATTCTGTAAAGCGGTCGATCATTGGGCCAAGTACCGGCGCGAGACTGTCTGCAATCGATGCTTTGAGCCCATCGGCTGCCGTACGCATCCGGTCGAGCGACAGGGCGAACGCCTGCGCACGCGCGGCCATCTGCGGGGTAAAGTCACCGCGTAGCCGCCGCGCTTCGGCCTCATACGCCTGCATGCCCCGGCGACCGCGAACGAGGACCGGCAGAAGCTGCTCGACGCCGAGCGAGCGCGCCAGATTGCGTGCCGCAGCCGGGTCCGCGTGCTGGATTCTCTGGATACGATCCGCGAGCTCATGGAGCGCGGCCTGCGTATCGGTTGCGCCGGTCTTCGTTGTGCGCAACGCAATGCCGAGCGCCTGGATCGTCGCGAACGCGGCCTGATTGCGTCCCCAGCGTGCATCCTGCAACGTGTCTGCGAAGCCACGAAAGCCCGAGGTCATCGTATCGGCAGACACGCCCATCAGCGTCGCCGCGCTGCGCATCTGCGTGAGTTCGCCCGCCGTGATGCCGAGCAGTCGCGCGGTGCGTTCCGTTTCCGCGCCCATGCGCTCCCACTGCACAACGAGGTCAGCCAGACCCGCGAGCGTACCGCCACCGACCAGCGCGAGCAGCGGCGCACCGATGCGCGTCACACTCGCCGCCGCCTTGCCTGCCTTCTGCGCGACAGCTTCCAGCCGCTTGCCAACTTCAGTCAGCCCCGACGCCTTCGAGAACCGTTGCACGCTGCGCGCGAGGTTCTGGTATGGGCGCGTCATGCGCGACACTGAATCGTTGATCCGGTTGATTGTCCTCGTCGCCCTGTCAACGGTCGAGATGGTGAACTGGATTGCCTGCGCTGCCATTGCCTTACCCCTGGCGGCGTTTCTCTGCGGCCTGCTGCGCAACGTGCTGGATGCGTCGCGCCTGCGCGAGCCATTGCGCGAGTTCAGCCCACGTCAGCGCGCCCGCGTCGCGCGGCCCCCATCCATAGAAGTGCGTCACATCGGCCACGATATCGCGCACGTTCGCGGGCACTACTCGAAAAAACCGGAGAGGTACTTGTTGCACGCGTTGAAGTCGCGCGCACCCATGCGGCCCACGGTCGCAACGTCGATCTTTGCCATCGTTGCGATCAGGTTCTTCATCGCGCGCACGTTGCCGAACTTCGCTGCGTCGTCGTTGACCTTCGCGATTTCATCGACCGTAGGTTCGCGCAGCGTGATCTCAGTCAGTCCGTCGATGGGGCTCAGTAGCGTAATGACTTCGTACATGGCGCGCCCCTTACTGTTCGCTTATTGCTCCGTGACGCTGCCCGAGAAGCCCTCGAAGCGGATTTCGAACGTCGCTTCCGGGGTTCTGACTTCCTGCGCCTCGGTGCTCCACATATTGCGGCCGACGACCGTCTTGCCGTTCGCCAGTTCGAGCGTGACCGTGACGTTGGTCATGGCGTTGAAGTCCTTGACCGTCAGCGTACCTGCGTCGCGCAGCGTCGCGGAAATGAACGGCGCGCGCGGCTTCTCTGCGTAGCCGTGAACGCGGTCCTGTCCGACCATTGACTCGCGTTCGTAGTCGGCGGGCGAATACGCCAGTTCGCCGGACAGCATGTAGTTCTGGCCGTCCATCGATATCCATGCGACACCGGCCAGGCGATTTGTGTCATCTGACATGGCGGGCTCCAGAAATGAAAAAGCCGCCGGGGCGGTTCGCCGGGGCGGCCTGGTGCGGTTCAGTGCTGCGGTTCGGAATGACTAGCTGAGCCTGAATTGCGCGAGCAGGGCAAAAATCCGGAGCTGGTCGATCAGCGTTCCGGGCCACAGACAGTCAACGCGATTCGGGTTATGCGCGTTCTGCTCGACAATGAGTTGCCGCGCGAACAGTGCGCTGTTCTGCACGTAGCCATCGAATTCGAGTTCCTGATACCGGGCGATCACGTCTGCGCGTATCAGCAGCGGTGTGACGATGGCGCTACCGGATGCGAAGCGCGTGCCGTCCGCGGCGAGCTTCATGCGTGAATACTTCGATGTGACCATCGAGCGCAGCGCACGCAGCACGTACATCAGCAGAAACATCGTTTCGACTTCGAGGTAACTGTCATCGGGATCGCCCCACGGATTCTTCTGGTAGGTCGTCGTGATGTTCTCGGCATAGCAGGTGCCGTCATCGCCAACATTGAACGTGCTGATACCGTCATAGAGCAGCGTGTTGCGCTCGGTGAGCAGGAAGCGCGAGGCAACCGGCGGCGCGAGCATGCCGCGAATCGGTAGCGTCTGGACCGGACGCCCCGGATCATTGCGCAGCGCGGGCGCGACCGAGCCGGCAAGCTGCGCGGCGACGATCCATGCGGGTGTGGGCGAATCATGGAACCCAAGCACCGATTCATGCTGATTGTTGCGGCCCGCGCCGAATGTCGTACACGCCGCGAGCGTCCCCCGGTACGCGGCGAAGGCATGGCCGTAAATCTGCTGGGCCCACGACCAGCGCCCGGTCTGATCGTTCAGGAACGTATGCAGTGCATCGAGGCTGACGCTATCGGTATGGGGGCAGACGATGAAGTCGAATGGCATGTCGCCACAGTTATCGAGCGCGGCCTGTAGCGTGTCGGTCGGATTGATCGCGCCGCCCGCCATCGGCGTGATGGCTATGTCCAGATTGAGCGGCGTCGATTCGCCTGCGCGTGAGCCGCCGTAATTCAGGCGCACGTCAATTTCATTGCCCACCATGCCCGCATTGATGGCGGTCAGCGTGACTACGTTGTCATGAGCCGATGCGCTCACCAGCCCGAACGCATCTGCAGCAACGAGTGTGGCGAGCGCTTCCGCGATGTCGGCCGCGCTCTGCGTGGCCTGCACCGGCAACTGGTAGCGCCGACCGGCGATATAAAGCGAGATGACGCCCGAGACGCCGGCGTCGGCTTCGATGTTGAGCGTGACCGTTCCACTTGCGGCCACCGCGCCGGTTGCGTCCTTGAGCGCCAGATACCAGACTTCGCCGAAGGAGTCGGCCGCGCGATAGGCAGCGGTCATCGCGGCGAGCATCGAATTGCTGCCCCACCGTGCGCGCGCGTCACCCACGCCCGCGCTGATAACGGGCGTGCCCGGCTCGCCGGTTCCCGCGTCGGTCATCTGCCCGATAATCAGCGTGCGCTGGTTGAGCTGGGCGCTGTTCGCCTGTGACGCGTCGAGCTCCGCGTAGAACAGCGGGACGCGGATGTTCTCAGGCAGGTTGGTAAAGGGAATCATGGGAGCAACCTCCCGGGAAGGTGGGCGCGAACCGGAGACGGAAACGGACGCAGAACGGCCCGGGCGGGCCGTGGTGGGGCTCGCGCGATCGTCTTGAGGGATTGCGCGGGAAGCGCGCGCAGCGGCAGGCAGCGGCGCAGAAGGCGCGTGTTACGTCGGGTCGGTGGCTTTGGGTTCGCGCGTGCGGTGTGATGCGCGCCGCGTCGCGTCGGGCTCGTCTGGCGTGTCCGGGATGGTGGGCGGCTCATCCGCGACCGGCACCACGTCACCATCGCGGAAACGGCGACGCCAGTACACCGAATCGGGTACGACGCGCCCCGCGTCGGGCAGGAAGTCGCGCAGGTCGGGATCGCGCACCCGCATGCCGGTTGCTGGCCTGATGTGCATGTCAGTTCCCCTTTAACGGAACGTCAAGCCGGCCCTCGTCGCGTCCATCAGGGCCGTGCGTACGCGGCGCGGGGACGACCGCCTGCGGGAACGGCGGCGCGGGATACGTGCCGGTCGGGTCGGCGCGATTGGTGAGGTCCGCGTGCAGGCCCACGCTTTCGAGCGGTGCGGGCGCAGGCGGATCGAGCGGCCAGGGCGCCGGCTGCGGCTGCTCAACCGTGGGGTCGTACATTTCGGGAAACTCGCAGCGGAAGGACGCCGCGATACCGGCGAGGTGACGCGCACCTTCCGCGCGGATATCCAGCACGCTTTCGACCGTCGCGAACTGCTGCAGCATGCGTACAAGCGACCAGTCGAGCAGTAGCGCGTTTTCGACGGCGTACCAGAGCGATTCAATGGCGTCCTGTGCGGCTTCGCCCGTCGCCGCCTCGACCATCGCCTTGACTTCGAGGCTGCATGTCGTGGTGAACTGCGGCATGCCGCGATTGAATGAGGATTTCGATTCGTGCGCGGTACGCACGATGACCGCAGGCAGCACGTCAGACGGCGCGGCCCAGTCGCCCGGCGAGCGGATCAGGACCGGCCGGCCGGCGACCCGAAGCGCTGCGCGCTGCAGTGCGCCAAGCGCGGCGAGACGCACCTGACGACGCCCAAGCATCGGCAACGCAATGCGGACGCGGGGCATACACGTAACTCAGGGAGCGAGGTTCAGCAGCAGGAAACACCACCCATGTCCATCCGTACGGACTTCGCGGACGACATAGGTCGTGTCACTGAGTGGCGCACCGGGCGCGGCCGGAATGAACAGCGTGTCGCCCTGGTGCGCAGTAACGGGAAGTGTTGCCACGCGAAAGCCGTAGCATGGGCGTGTCGTGGTCACCGGTACGCCGTCGACCACATCCACGTTCGTAAAGGCTTCGTCAAACACGCCGTTAAGCGCATGCGCGTTACCGCTTCCCGCGTAGAGCGTCGCGGGCTGGCCGAAGATGCCTTCGACGGGCGCAAGCACCACGCTATCCCAATCGATCATGACCGCGCCCGCTCAGGCATGCGCCGCCGTACTGGCTGCGTCTGCCGGTTGTTCAGTCGTCGCGGACGGGTCTTCCAGTGGGGTGCGGGCAGTGCCGGCCGTTGTCGCTTCGAGCATGCGACCGGACAGCAGCACTTCGGGCCGCGTGCAGACATAGAGCGGGTACGCATACGCTTCCATCTTCCACCACATGCGCCGCAGCACATCGAAGATCGGCAGCACATATACGGGCCGTCCCGGCGTGTTGACCCAATCGACGGTTTCGCCCGGTGCCATCGCTTCGCGGAATACACCGGGCGCGCCGACCGGGAAGAACTTCACCACGTCATCAGGAACCTTGATGGTCACGTTGTCGTCCGAGCCGCGATAGTTGAACCATGTAATGCCGGAGAACACGAACGCATCGAACGCGGCACCCTGCGAGTTGTCGCGCAGTGCGCGCGCATCGGACCAGTTCACGAACGTACGGATCACGTCCGGGTGATTGACGAACGCGTCATAGAAAGCATCGCCGCACATCGCGTAGACGCGCGTGGTCGGCGTGAATGCGCCCTGCGACTTGCGCGCCATCGTACGGATGATCGCGTTGCAGATCGGCCGCAAGGGTGTGTTCGCCTTGCCTGCCTCGGTCGCGCCCAGATCGAACGGCGTTTCGGCGGCCTGCGGAATCTGGAATTCATCGAACCAGTTGTAGAGCACGCTGCCGTCCTTCGGATCGAGCACCAGACCCTGCAGCGCGGCGAGCCTCAGGAATTCCTTCGTGTACTCGACGCTCGCCAGCAGACCGGTTGGCCCTGACAGTCGCCGCGCAACTTCGGCCTCGACCTGCATCAGTACGGATTCCGTACCGAACTCGCGGATGCCCTGTACTTCCTCGGCGTACACCGTGTCCGAGTGCATCAGGCGCGGCACGTCGAAATAGCGCATCTTGCGACGTTCGGTCGTGCGCTGCGTGCCTTCCTCGCCGCGCTGGGAGAACGGGATCAGGATCAGCTTGCCGGTGCGTTCCTCGACTGCCAGCGCTTTCGTGCGGATCGGGTTGGGATCGAATACGCCCAGCTCGCCGAGGCCGACAGGCTGGTACGGGTTGCGCTGAACGGCGTCGGAGAGCGCAATCGCCGTGAACGGGTCCTGATGGAATACATCGAGAATTTCGCCAGCCATGATGACGGCTCCCCAAAAGAAAAGACCGCCCCGGACCAGAGTCCGTGCGGCCTTGCGAGGAAGGAAAGGGGTACTAGCGCAACAGGATGCCTGCGGCGCGCAACTGGTCGCCCGCGATCTGCATCTGGTACGGCGTCGCGTCCGACGGCCAGACGAGCTCCGATGCGTTCACTTCTGCGTCGCGCACGATCGCGACGGCCGCGCGATCCATCCGCGTCGTATCGCGCGAGCCGAACAGCAGACCCGCCACGACTTCGGAGCCATCAGTCGCGGCGGGATTCCAGGGCATCCAGATACCGGGCGTGCCGATATCGGATGGATCGGCAGCAGTGAACGTGATCGCGAAGGTATCGCCCGCAGCGAAGCGCTTTGCGCCCTGTTCGATGACGAAGCTCAGGCCGCCGACGACGACCGGCGCCCCGGTCTGCTGCGCAGTCGCGCCCAGTTCATCGGGTCCGCTCACGTCGAACGTGTTGCGGCTCGTGAAGGTGCAGACGTAGCGGCCATACGGCGACGAGCTGGCACGCGGCGGATCGGTGATCCGCAAGACACCGTCGCCGGTGTTCTCGCGCTCCGGCGTGCCTGCGACGACCGACGCGGCCCCCGCATCGCCCCTTGCGTCACTGCCTGGCGGCGGTGGCGGAGGCAAGGCAAGGCGGCTGAGAATGGTCCCGGCCATGACATACACACCACCCGTCAGGACGATGCCGTCGCGCGAGCGATGGCCGTTCGCTTCGGAGACGAGAAAGCCGCCGTCATGCCAGTTCTCAAAGAGCGGCGGGACAGTAGGAGCGCCCATGATCGTGACCCCTTGTAATGGAATGGATGAAAACGCGGCACGCGCACTAGCGTTTGCGCGCATTCACCTTCGCGAATGCGTGGTCCCATGCCGACGCGATGGCCTGGCGTGAGTTCATGCCTGGTGTACCTCCCGGGCCGACGCGCGGATTGCGCTCGACGCGTCCGCTATTGGCGGGCGGCGCGGCGGGTGTGCTTTCGAGTACTGCGAGCGCGGCACCGCGTGCGAGGCGCGTTCTGAACGCGAGATTGGCGGCCAGTACCGGATTACGCGCGGCGGCGTGACTTGAAAAGATGGCAGCGCAGCGCGCCTGCTCGCGGCGGCGCGCGCGCGCCTCGACGGAACTGCCATGCATTTCCGAGTCGTCATCATCCTGCGCGCGACCACGTCTGGCCTTGCCGCGCCGGCTGTCCCGTTCGTCGGCGTTGTTGGCATCGTCCCCGCTGTCCTCGCGGCTGTCGCCGTCCCCGAGCTGGACGTCATCGCCGTCGCCTTCGTCGTTGTCCTCTTCCTCGTCTTCTTCGTTGTGGTCGTCCTGTGCATCGTCACCGTTGCGCGGCTCGTCGTCCTGTGCGCGCGGTGTGCGCGCATCGTTGCGTGCGCCATCCTCGCGGTCGCGCTCGGCGGGCCGGTCGCGTTCGTCATCATCGACAAGCGGTGAGTCTTCATCGGCGCGTGTACGCGTTCCCACGCGCGCAAGATGCGCGAACGGCAGCGCGCGGGTCATCGCTGAAAGAGAGAATCCCATTTTGAAGACCTCCTGCATGATCCTGGTGGTTACTGCGGTACGGATGACAGCGCGAGCGAATCGAGTAGCGCGAGAAACGCGGCATCGGGTGACATCACAGCATCGGCAAAGCCGTTATCGACGCTCGCCGCACCGAGGAAGGTTGCGGCCTGCGTGCCGCGAACCTGCGCGACAGTTAGTCCGCGATTGCGTGCGACCGTCGCCACGAACAGTTCACCCACGCTGTCCACGTCCGCCTTGATGCGCGTATAGGCTTCGTCGGAAAGTGGTCGGTATTCGCTGCCGTCGGCCTTGCGCTCGCCGTAGGTAATCAGCGTGACTGTCAGGCCCGCATCACTGAGCGCTTTCGAAAAATCAACGTGCGCGACGATCACGCCGACGCTACCGGTCCCGCCTGTGCGCGGCACGATCACGCGGTCACACGCCGACGCGAGCGCATACGCCGCGGAATACGCGCACTCGGTAAGGATCGCGTACAGCGGCTTGATGCCGCGCGAAGCGAAAATGGCGTCGGTCAGGTCGAAGCACCCGGCGACTTCGCCGCCGGGGCTGTCCACGTCGAGCACCACGGCGCGCACCGCGTCATCGCCGAGCGCCGTCGCAAGGTTCGCGCGGATGCCGTCATAGCCGGTCATGCCCGAGTACGGATGCAGCGTGCCAAGCTTCTGCACCAGCGTGCCCTGAACGGGAATGACCGCGATACCGTCGATGACTTCAAAGGTGCGGTCGCCCGCAGGCTCGCCCGCTTCGTAATCGCCGTCGAACGTGAGCGCTTTGCCGTTGGTACGAAAGAGCCGCGCGAGACCGAAACGATCCGCGAGCGCGGCCATGATGACTTCAATCTTGCCGGGCGCAATGGCGAGCGGCACATTGAAAAGGCGCGTCGCCAGATGCGGGTAGTCCGGGGTCATGCCAGCTTCGAGATGTGGCTTTCACGTCGCACACAAATACGAGACACGTCTGATGGAATCAACCTGCTCCGCACGCCATACTGGTACATGGAAATTTATAAGCTCGTGCTTCGCATTAGTTCATTTTGCGTTGCCTGATGACATCAGGCGCTCGGTAAGCTGCCGTAGTTATATTTCCAACCTTTCAACTTTGGACTTTCTGGGATGAACGAGACATCGACAGACATGCGCACGATGACCAGCAATATCACCTATAAGCCACGCGATCCGAGAAAGGCCGCACAAGTCTCAATACTACTTCTCTGGATTTACGTGGGCTCTGAATTGTTCTACGGATTTTCCAGCATGAGTGAACTCGTTGCGCTCCAGCAGCTATCTGGGGACACGCCATTCTCCATGTTCGACGAAGTCCCCGGCTTGACCGGCGGGGAAAACATGAGGAACGCGCTATCTGGCATCGCAAATTTTCTTGCATTTATGGTGACGTCCTTTTTCTTTCTGAAATGGGTGTACCTGACTAATGCAAACGCAAAGTATCTGGTAGCGACGAAACCTATGAGACCCGGATGGGCGGTCGGCTGGTACTTCATTCCGTTTGCGACTCTGTGGAAACCCTTCCGGGGAATGCGCGAAACCTGGCAAATATCTGCAAATCCTGATAATTGGCGCAGTGTGTCCGTTCCCGCCAAACTTCGTTGGTGGTGGGGCCTCTGGATTGCAACTTGCATATTTGGTAACGGCGCTCTCCGTGCGTCGATAAAGGCCGAGAATGTAAGTCAATATCGAGGTTCCGAATCACTGACAGTTATGTCATCTTTGCTCGGAATCGCAGCCGCGCTGGTCCTGATTCGGATAATTCGTCAGTTGACCGAGCGCCAGACCGCTGCGTTGGGGCCAGGCATGGCTGGAAGCGAACGGAGTTCGCGGAAGAGCGAGCCTTCATTCAAAACGGATACTTTTATCGACTGAACATCACCGCGCTACCTCGACATTTTCTAACTCGGCGCAAGTCCCTTCACTCTGCGCTTCAACACCGGCACACGATCATCAGATGCCACCACGTATTGGTACTCCACTTCAATGAAGATCATCGCCATCGGCTTAGTTTGCTTGATCGCCCCCTTGAGTGCACTCGCAACCTCCGATCAGCTCCCGGAAGGAAAGGCAGTAGTCGAAGAAATTCCGGTGAGTCCGCCAAAGATCGGATTGACAATCACCGTACCCAAAGGTTGGACCTATGACGTGAGTGACACGCCTGCCGGTATGGCACTCTTGCTCAAGCCGAGCATCAGGAATAAGGTCAAAGTTCGCCAGTGCCGTATCGATCGGCACATTTTGAAGCCTGGATATTTTTCGAGCGGTCAGCCGCAAATCAATGATTGGCTCGACCGCAATCCGATGACGAGGGAAATATTCAGTTCCCGAGTAAATGCGGGAGCCGAAGTGCGCACGACCATTATTGACGTTGGCAGAGCAGAACTGGATTCTGCAACGGCTTACTGGGCGGAAACTCAAGCAAAGGAAGCAGCATGGATGGGCATGCTGACCATGCGCCTTCGTACAAAGACGTATGTAACTGTCACACCAGGTAATGAATGGGTAATTCAATGTCTGGTGGGTTCGTACATCGGTGCTCATGCAGTTGATGCGCTTTACAGCGATGCGCTGCCCACTTTTGACGCAGTCATTTCGTCAATACGATTTAGTCGCGAAAACTGATTACAGATTGGCTAGGCAAGGTATCACTTCGGTTTGAAAGTTTCCTCGTCGTGTCTGGCTTCACGCGCCGCGACGTTGTGCGCCCAGTCGGGCAATTCAAGGCTCAGTTTTTCATCATCCGGAGCACGGTGGACAAACGCGTCGCCAGAGGTGGCCAGTTCACGACCATCGTGCGCGCCCCGGCTTTTCGGAGTTGTCCGAGGTCTGCGTCCGGCATATACGCCTAGCATTGAAGCGTCGCCGCTCAGGACGTCCCCCCGCTCTTGAGCGGCGATAGGGTTGGCATGCAGTACAAAGCCCTTTTCACGGCGCGTCCTTGTGGCGCGCTATTTTTTGCGTCCCTTCATTCGGCCGTCGCGGCACCGTTGGGCGTGTCGCCACCCGGAAACCTGCAATTCAACAAATCTGGCTTCTCTTTCCACCGACCTCGATATCCGGGGGCATATATCTTTCGGACTGAACCTATTCAAATTTGAGACAGGGAGACCTATCCTGTATTCGAATTTATACGGAGAAAGTCATGAGCCCCATTACCCTGATTGAAGCTACACACCTCTACAGCCGCGCAGGCGTTGCACGCCATAGCCATTTCCGCCTGAATCCCCTGCGCCTGATTGCGCTCGTACGCAAGCTGTTCGCCGCGCGTCGCCAGTCCTGAACACGGCGCGCGGCTATCAACGCGGCCGGATACTATTGCGGTACAGGGGCTGCCTCGGGTTTCGCCGCTTCTGCCGCAGCGATACTGCCAGCCCAGGCAGGCAAATCAAGCCCAAGTTCCTTCATCAGCCGGATTTCATTCGCGCGCTGATGCAGTACTTCCTCGTAGTCGAGTCCCTGTTCTGCGCATTCGCGCTTGAGCGTCGAGAGCGCCGCGTCCATGCCCATCACCGCACCAGCCTTTTCCTTGGTCGGATCGATCCAGCCACGCGCCACCCCCATCCATGAACAGCGCGCGTACGCGGCGCGCGCCTCGATATACGGCGGCGCACCGGCCGGCAGCGGCAGTTCGCCCCGGTCCATTGCTTCCCACAGCCACGCGCCGTAGAACGGTGACGCGAAGTTCAGGCAGAACTCGTCGCGCCGCCGCGTGAGGGTCTTCCAGGCTTCGAGCAGCGCCGCACGCGCGCTGCTGTAATTCGTCTTGCTCCAGTCCTGCGAAAGCTGCTCGGCGCTGAGCCCCAGCACCGCTGCAATCACGCGCTGCATTTCGTGCGCGAAGGTCTCGAAGTTGCCATGCGGGTGCGCGGCCGAGACGCTTTCGAGTGATTCGCCAGGTGCGAGCGTGGGAATACGCGCGCCGTTGAGCATCGCGGGACGCTCGTCGGCCCACCGCGCACGCAATGCCTGATACAGCGGCAGTTCCTCGCCTTCGCCCGCGCCAAGCGCGTCCTGCACCAGCGCCGGATCATAGGGCGACGTAACGTAGGTGCCGAATGTCGCGGCGATGGTCGCGGCCTGTAGCTCGACGCCGTAATACCGCGCGAGCATGCGCGCGTGCAGCAGGACCGGCGTGAACACCCCGAGGCCCCGATGCTGGCCCGCCCGGTCGCGGTCATAGTCGTGCAGCACGCGCAGCCAGCCGTCCTCGTCGCAGCGCTCGATACGCTCCCAGGTGTTCGCCTCGACGGCGAGATACCAGTCGTTCTGGTGCGCCTCGCGGATGTGATACGCGAGCGGTACGCCGTAGTCGTCAATCTCGACGCCGCCGCGCAGGTAGCGCGAATCGATGGCCTGATACGGATTGCTCAGGCGGTCGGGATCGAGCAGCAGCAACGCGGTCGCGTAGTCCGCGCCGCCATAGCCGACGCGTTCGGGTAGCCAGTAGATGAGACCCAGCCCCTCGCCATCGACCAGCTTGTGACGCATTGCGAGCCGGAACTGCTGACCGAGCGTAAGCTGTCGCGCCACGTCGTTGTAGTGCGCGGGGTTCTCAGCATAGCCGCGCCAGAGTGCTTCCGCCGTACGTCTGAATTCATCGGCCCAGGTCGCGTCAAAGGCGCTGATACCGGTACGCAATGCCAGCGCGCGGTAATCGGGATTCGCCGATAAAAGCAGGTTCGTGCCGATGGTGTTATCGAGAATGCGGGTAACACCGCCATTGATCCAGCCGTCATTGCGAAAGAGGTCGCGCGAGCGCGCAACCATCCAGTCCCGGAAGAGATTGATCTCCGAATCGGGCGACCGTATCCACGGCAACCAGTTGCCCATCTCCTGGGCGAACCAGTCCGCAGCGTCGTACGGAAACTGGTAGCCAGGAAGCCCGAGCCCCGGCATGACCATCGCGCGCCCCGGTTCCCCCGTTAGCGCGTTCGTCGCGCCGCCACGTACAGCAACGGGTGCCGGAATCGGCTGGCCGCTTTCGTCAACGATGACGCCCATTGCTGGCTCAGAAATACGGCGTGACCGGACGGCGGCGGTTGCGACAGAGTCCGCGCAGCGCATCAATCTGCGTCTGCACGCCGATGATGGCCTGCACCAGATCGGCGATATTGGCCTGCGTGTATGCGATCGAACGGCTACCGTCTGCCTGCGTGTACGACGCGGACTGCGCCCGGGTGCCCGATATCAGCGCGAGATACGCCCGCTGCATACCTGCAAGCTGCGATTCGAGCGCGCCGAGCGTCATCCCGTCCAGGATGCTCAGGCGGCGACAGGGCATGGCAGCTTAGACGTGCGATTCAGGCAAGACGCTGAACGAGCGAGGTTCGCATGCGGGCAGTGGCCGGGTACGGACGGTGCGGCGTCAGTGGCACGTCAGGCGGCGGCGTCCACGCCTGTACCGCGTCGGCGCGCCGGTTCAGTTGCAGGCCGAAGAACAGCAGGCCGCACAGCGCGCCGTACGCATACACGCGACAGTCGAGCGCTTCATTGGCGCGGCCCGGTGGCAGTTCCCACACCCGATAACGTCTACCGCCCGACTCCTTGATCACGATGCGCTCGGCGGTCAGTTGCGCGTAATAGCCAATGTCACGGTCGGCAGGGAAATGCATGTAACCTGGTCCCGGTGTATCGAGCAGCAGCCGCTGCCGGATCGTGTCTTTCGCCGCGTTCACGCCGAGCAGGATCGGGCGATAGGTCTTCTTCGTGCGCGACGTGGGGCGCTTTGACGGCCACACCGGATTGCGCTCGCCGCCGCGTGCCGATTCGCCCTTGACCGCCCAGATACGGCGGCCGATTCGCGCCGCGCAGAACTGGTAGACCGCCTGCGTGTGATGCCCGCCCGAATCGATGCACGCCGCCATGATCTCGAAGGGACGACCGTCGGCGCGATGCCACAGGCGTCTGAGATACGTGTCGATGCGCGCCTGCGTGCGCGCGTCCGAAAACTCGCCCTCGATGATTTCGTAGTCGATTGACCAGCTTTCCTCGTTGCGGCCCCAGCCCACGACTTCAAGCTCAACGCGGTAATCCTGCACGTCCGCGCCCACGACCAGCACGGCGACACCATCGGGCACTTCAGCCGCCCATATCTCACCGCGAGCGACGACCGCTTCTGCGGAGAGCGAGCGACCAGTGCGCGGACGGTACGGGAGTCCCATCTGTGTATTCCACCAGGCCTGCAGCCGTTCCTCGTCGCCCTGCGCGTCGATCCAGCGCGCCGCAATATCGGCGGGCCGGTCGCGCGTCCACGGGCTCAGGAGCTTGGACGCCTGGAATCCGGCATGCGAGTTATCGACGCTCCACGCGCCGCAGGTCGGACACTTCGCGCGGTAGACGGCATGACGTTCCGATGCCCACCAGTCCCACACCACGCCAACCGGGTCGGTGCCGTTGCCTGCTTCATCACTGCTTCGCCAGGCGCGGTCGTACGCGTCGAGCGGTACGTGCCGTGCGCCGCAGCACTCGAACACCCGCGTCTGATGCCACCGTATGGACTGCAAGGCGGTAAGCCGTTCTGACTCGGACCAGCCCGCGCTGCACGACTCGCAGTACACGCGCGCGGTCTTCGTGCGATGGCCAGTTACGTTGCCTTTGTCGTCCTTGCGCTTCTCCCACTCAACATGGCGGAAAAATTCCAGGAACTGACGGTGCCCGCAATGCGGGCAGGCCACGCTCGCGCGACGCTGGTCCGACTCGCCGTAACTGGCTTCGATGCGGCTTTCCTCGGTGACGGTTGGTGAACAGGTCCGCACTGACAGCCAGTTCGCAAACGTGGCGACCCGTTCCTCGGCGAGCGCGATAGGGTCGCCCTCGCGCGTGACCGGGTACTTGTCGATTTCGTCCGCGAGAACCAGCCGGATCGGGCGCCGCGCGAGGTTATCGGGACTGCCCGCGCCCGCGAGCGCGAGGAAGCCGCCCGGAAACGACTTGAACAGCAGCGTTTCCTCGGCGTTGCGCGTTTTGGTCGTGCCGACCCGTTCACGCAGTACGGGCGTGACCCGTACCAGTGGCGTAATGCGTTCCTTGCTGAACTGTTCGGCCGCGGCTTCCTTCGGTTCGAGCAGCAGCATCGGGCACGGATCGAGATGCGCAAAGTAGCCGAAGACGTTCTCGATCAGCGACGTCTTGAACAGTTGCGTATTCACCATCGCCGTGATGACATGCACGCCCGGCTCGGTCACTGCGAGCATCGGCCCGCGTGCGGCTTCCACGGTCCCGGTCGTCCAGCGGCCCGACAGGCTGCCCGATTCCTTCGCGAGTCGCCGGAACCGGTCAGCCCACTGCGGGACGCTCAGGCGTGGCGGCGGGGTCCAACCGCCGCGGCCGACACGTCGAAGGTCATCGGCCTTGTTCTGCGTCGAAGCGCGGTTCAGGCTCCCCGAGGTCGGCAAGCTGCTGATGGACATGCGCCGCCAGTGTGTTCGTTAGCCGGTCAACGTCGTCCAGACCGAAAACCATTGCGATGAACGGTGCGACCTTCGCGGGCCACGCAAGCCACGCGTCGCGCTGCTCGCGGCATAACTCGAACACGACGCCTCGCGCGACGGCCAGCTCAACGAGCGCGCCGGATTTCTGTTCGTATTCGAGGCGGCGCAGCAGCGCCGTCCAGTTCTCTTTCAGGCGCAGCGCTTCGCCGTAGGCGAGGCCCTTTGCACTTCCGGCTGATTGCAAAGTGTCCTTTGCGTTTTCCTTTGCGCTTTCGTCGGGTCTCTCGCTCGCGCGCCAGCGGGTACCGACGAGCGCCGGGTCCATGAGGCCGTCTGCGCGCTTCGCGAGCCGTCCCTGTTTCAGCGCCTGATGAACAAGCGTGTCCGAAACGTGCTCGCGCCGCGCGAATTCGCGGATTGAAATGCCGTCAGCCACGGTGCAAAGACTTTTTGAAACGTGTAGCTACAGAAAGAACGGGGTCGCGCAATTTCCCTCCAATTTTTCCAGGGGGCAAGGACCCGGGCTTTCACGGAAATGTTGGCTACCCGACACAAGTCAACACAAAGGGCAACAGAAGCCCCTCCGCCGGCTTCCATTCCGGCACCAAACAGGTAAACATCTGAGACTCATAGGTGTCTCATTGCTTCTGGTCCTCTGGTCGCCGTCGGCCCGCTGTTAACAAGAGGCGAACAATGTCACGAGTACATCTGGACAAACAGGGCTTGTTCTGCGGCGTAGGTCGAACCGTGAGCAAGTCGGCTATCTGCATGCTTGCAGTTTTGGTCGAAGCGTGCTCGCTGCAGACGGGCCCCCCACCAATTGTCACTGCCGACTGGACGGTTCCGGCTCCTCCTGCTCCGGCTTCAGCTCCAATGGCGATATTTGCAGCACGCTTTAATAGAGCCGCGCGTGATGCACTTCCCGCTGACGGCAGCGTGCTTCCAACAGACGTTGAATCGAAAAATGCGGAAGCGATGCTCGAAGCTGGCTTCTCGCTAATCTACGCTTCATGTATGGATTACTTCCGTTCGGCCGGGAAAAGGCAGCAATGGATCATCGTCGCGAACGACACTGTTGCGGTCGCCGGCACGCTCGCGACGTCGATACTTGCGCTCACGCACGCCGGCACCGCTGCTGTTTCTGCTACTGCACTTGGCACATCCACTTTCGTCGCCGGTACTGGCGTCTACACTAAGGACTTTTTATTTGCCGCCGAGAACATCGACTCGGTACGTACGCTGACCATGAACGCGCTGGTCACGCATCAAAACAAGGTGCGTAAGGATCGTGGTGTCTTGACAGTCAATGCGGCTCTGGTCGCACTTTTCGACGACCAGGATATCTGCACCATTCCTGAAATCACGAGCCTTGTGAGACAGGCCCTCCAGACCGCAAGGCCCCGAGCTACCGATAACGCCGGAAATTCCATCGGGCAGAATCCGGAACCAGGAGTAAATGGTCAGACGCCACCGATACCGGGCGCTAAACCAACGGTGACTCTGTCAGTGAGCGCAGCTGACAGGAATATCGTCAACCAGATCGTCAAGAGGCTTGGCGCAGGAAGCGGCGACAAGCAGGTAGTAGCGCTCTATTGGCTGTTGCAAAAACAACCCACCCAACAGGAGGTGGACGGCCCGATTTGCGATGCGCTGTGGGGCACTCCCAAACGCCTTGGGATACTAGACAGGGGCGGAGATAGCGCCAACCGGAAATGTACATTCCACACCGACTGGCCAGACAAAGCCTCGGTGACGCAGGAATTTAAAGCGCTCAGTGCTGCGGCATTCGGCAGCCTAGACGACGCCGTGAACAAGTTGAAGGCAGCGGGAACCACTCCAGAAACGGGTGGCACCACCCCGGGCGCTGCGCCGTCCAAGCATATCAATATCGGGGTTTTTTAATAGATCTGTCTGGTTTGGAGTGATGCGATGAACTTTACCGGAAAGGGAGCACCGTTGACTGCGGCCGGGCTGGAAAGCGCGCGTAGCGACATGCAGGTTGACGTCGAGTGCATCTGGGCTCTGATCCACACCGAGACTGTCTTTCCTCATGCCGGTTTCTGGCAGAATCGATCACCGCAGATGCTATATGAACAACGAGTGTTCCATGAAATAACGCGAGGTCTCTATGACCAGACCGCGTCTGATATTAGCAGCACCACGCCCGGCTACTACGGCGACAACACAGCTGCCGATCAGTATAGACGTTTGAACAGGGCAATTTTCCTCGACGAAGATGCTGCCCTCAAAAGCGCTTCGTGGGGCTTGGGGCAAGTGCTTGGCCGGAACTTCGATGCGGCGGGCTACGGAACCGTAGATGCTATGCTATCCGACATGGTCGCGTCTGAGGATTCTCAGCTTTTGGCAACTGCAAGGTTCATTATCAGTAGCGAAATGGACGGTTCACTTGCCTGCTTAGACTGGACGTCGTTTGCAGCAGCTTACAATGGAGACACAACGGGTAGATATGCCGGTCTGATCAGCGGTGCGTACGCGAAATACAAAAACGGCGGTGTGCCTGACATAGACGTCAGAGCAGCACAGATCTATCTAATGTACTTGGGCATAGACGCGGAAGAGATAGACGGAATTTTGCTTGATCATACCGCTTCAGCGCTTCGAACCTTTCAAAGCACGAGAGGTTTACCTGTCACCGGACAGTTGGATCCCAATACATTCTCCCGGTTGGAAGCAGAAGCAATGGCCTGACCGACGCTCATCTCCGGAAGGTACCGGGAGACGTGCCTTGCAGCGAATGACCGCCTCGGAGAAGTACCACCGTCCCTTGAAGGGCCATCTGTTGTTGTCGCACGTGGGTTCTCATGTTGCGTTCGCGATTGCCCGCGCAAGCTCCCTGCCGAAAACCCGGTCGAAGTTCGCAGATACGAGCGCTTCGGCTCGTTTGCCAAATTCAAGCCGTTTCTTCGTCTCGACCGGCGCGTGGAACGCGACCAGCAAGCGAAGGCTGCCGGTTGTGTTTGCAGCACGGTCTTTGCCGCGTCGGCGCGGTGAGGTGGACTGTGCCGGTGCGGGCCGCTGCCATACACCGTACGCCGTGCGGCGTTTCGTTCTGACGCTTCCCATGAACACGTCAAGCCGCCCCATGTACTTGCGGATCGCGTTGCGCGGCAGGTTGCCGTACTGGTTCGCCGATGCGCCGGCCGGAACGAGATTCGCAGGCTTCGCGCCAAGATACTGCACGCCGCCGAATTCATAGGGTGCAAGGTATCGAGCGGCCTTGTCGCGGATATAGACGCGTGCAACGGGCGTTCCCTTGCGCGCGGGCTGCACGGCCACCGAGTTGACCGTAAAGGGCGTCGGGTTGTCAAATACCTGCGGTAGTGCGTTCCTTTCGGCGTCGGCGGCGAGCTTCGCCAGTTCGGTCACAGTGCGTGCTTCGGCAAAGGGCAATTGCCGATAAGCCAGCGCTGAGAGCTTGCGCGACACGGCCTCAATGTTCGAGCGGATCGACAGTTCAAGCATCGATACACGCAGCGTCAGGACGGAATCCACGCGCGGCCGAACTCCGCTTTTGCGAGGCGCTTACCCACACGTTCAGGCATGCCGGAACGGTCTGCAAGTCTGTCTACTTCCTCCGGTTCCATGCCAAGGCCGCGCTCGATCTCCGGTACCGGTACGCCTGCCTCGATGATCGTGCGGACAATCCCGGCCATCGGCAAAACTGCGTGCGTGCCACGCGCGCGATTGTGACGGATGGTGGACATCATCCGGTGTACCGGATTGGCTTCAATCTCCGCAGCCGGGACGAAGCCGCCGTACCGCTCGCGGATACGAGCATCGTCCGACACCAGCCAGCGATGAAAGCCATCAATCAGCAGATAACCGCTGCCGTCCCTGAGCACAACCAGCGGCTGTGTGAAGCCGTCCTCTAGGATCGAGAGAACCAGCAGTTCAAGTTCGGGCGGCGCAACGCAGTTGGGGTTGTAGTCGTTCGCCCGCACGCAATCGCGATGTACCCATTTCACGCGTGAGACGGCAGCGCGTTCAATAGCGCCGCGCACGTCATCCGGCAGCGGCGAAGCGGACTCAATAGCGGGTGCCATCGTTGTCGTTTTCCATTGCAAGCAGTTCTTCGAGCGTCACCCCACGCCGCTTCTGCTCGGCTCCAGCCAGCGTGACCAGCCCGCCGGCCTTGCGGTTCTTGAAGTCACCCTTGAGCGCGATCTGCGCGAGCGCGCGCCAGGACACGCCGCTCATCGGGTCGGCTCTTGTGTCGTCAATGGGCCGCTTCGTCTTGCGCTGATGCGTTTCGACGGCGCGTCGCAGTGAGAGCGCGACGCGTGAGCGCCACGGCTCATCGTACAGATTGATGATCCGCCAGGTCCATTGCCGCCACGTCAGACCTTCTGGCGGCTCGCGCAGGTGCGTGCCGTAAAGCTCGGTCAGCGCATAGCGTGCCGCTGTCGCGGCGCCTGGCACGCGAGCGGTCATGCGGTGCCATAGATTGGGGTAGCAGATCGCCCACGTATGCAGCAGGTTGAGCGGTTCTTCGCCGAACGGCGGGCAGACGCGCTGTTGGGCATGCGCCAGTCCCATCGCTTCGAAGCGGTCATACGTGCGGTTGTAGTCCCAGCCGAAGCACGACGGCGCGACCCATACATCCTCGAACCGCCAGTCGTATATCGGATCGCACAACCACACGTTTCGCGCGTTAGGGCTCTGATGAATGTAGTTATCGACGCGCGAGCGCATGGTCATGCGCAACCGGCGCAACGATTCCTGGGTGCGGATGCCGCGCAGCATGGCGACAGTCTGCGACCGGCCCGCGAATGGCAGGTGACTGCAATCGGGAATCATCATTCCGCGCGCGAAACCCGGCATTGTCGCCTCAGCGCACGCCGGCATCCGGCGCACCCACAGGTCGCGCTCATCGGGATTCCAGCAGTACCAGTACGGCTGCTGCCGCGAACAGGCGTTGCGATGCTTGACCGGCACGCAATACCAGGTGAGCGCGATATTGGGCTGGGCGCGCACGCGCCCTACATAGTCCTCTGTGTCGGGCGAAATGCACTCCTCGTCATAGAAGTGAACCTCGAGCGGCAGGCGTCCGGTTTCGCTCGCGACCGAGAGCGCGAGATGCAACACGACGGTCGAATCCTTCCCGCCCGAGAACGAGACGACGATCCGGTCGAACCGGCTGTACAGATGCCGGATACGTTCCAGCGCCGCATCGTGAACAGTATCGTCCACATAATGCCGGTCCAGCGTCACACGCGCCTTGCCGCTCATGAGCGTTCCAGTGTCGCGTCGCCGGTCGTGCGGATCGCGGCGAGATTGCGCGCTGATACGCCGTCCACGATGGTCCGGTTAATCATCGGGTGATCGTCGTCGGTAGGCCCGCAATCGGAATCCGGGTGATACGCGAGCACGCGCATTTCGTCGCCCCGGTCGGTGGCGAAGTGATGACGCCCGTTCGCATGAATGCAGAAAATCATCCCCGCTTCGAGTGCGATGCAGACATCCGCGCCCGCATTACGTGCGATGCATGTCCCACTTCCTGACAGCACCAGCCCGAGCCGGTCCGATGGGTGCGTATGGGCGGTTTGGAAAACACCTTCGGGGAAGTACAGCAGGTTCAGACAGGGATCGCCGCAGCGAACCGGCTGAACCAGCGTGGTATCACTGCACTGGTCGATATAGCGCAGGCGGCCCCTGTGTTCGACGGGACCGCCGATCATGAACAGGCCGCGCCAGCCAGCGCGCCGCATGATGACTCCGCGGCTGCTCCGTGCAGACAGCGTGAACCGGCCCGGGACGCAGAAGTACTGGCCGGCGTGCAGCATCCACGCATGGCCGTTGTGCTGCAGGCGCGCTGCCCCCTCATACACGTAGCCGAAATGAGTCGCCTGCGGCTCGGTGACGGTAAGGTCGTCCGTCCACGCCAGCAATGCGTCAGCCAGACAGCCATGCTGCCAGTCATAAGCCGTGAACGCGTGCGAGGGCGCGCCGATGTGAGCGGATCGATTCATTGGATACTTTGGCTTGCATCAAGCCATTCGCGCGCTATCAGCAGGAGCGCCGCGCCGCTGTCGGCGGCGCCGCGCGTTCGCGCGTGTGCAATGGCATCGAACAGAATCTGACGGTCGGCAACTCGGACCATGCAGGAAAAGACTGCGAGAGATGCAGCTGCATCGCTCACAGCAGAAAAACCATTCTGGCTGGCGGCAGCGTCGGCGGCTGCACTGACAGGAGCCCGGTCGTGTGTATTGGCGTTCGCGCTTGCGAAACCAAATTCCGTAGGGTCTGCGACTTCGGCAATCTGCGCGGCGTGATCGAGCCGGAGCCTGTCTGTATCGTCAGTCAGCCGCGCCAGATCAGCGTCAGAGAAACCTAGCAGATCGGGCTCGAAGCCCTCAACGGTGAGTGCCTGAAGCTCCTGCGCGAGCAGTTCCGTGTCCCATGAGGCGTTAAGTGCGAGCTTGTTGTCCGCAATCCGGTAGGCGCGCTTCTGGGCCTCACTCCATCCCCGCGCCACGATTACGGGCGCATCGTCCAGCCCGATCTGGCGCGCGGCGAGCAGACGTCCGTGTCCGGCGATGATTTCGCCGACTTCGTCTACAAGTACGGGAATCGTCCAGCCAAATTCACGCAGTGAGCCTGCAAGGCTCTCCACCTGCTCCGGTGGATGGCTACGCGCGTTGCGCGTCGCAAGCTGCAGCCGCTCAAGCGGCCAGCGCTCCACGCTGTCGGCAGGCCAGGGCGGTTGTTTCTTCATTCGTGACGTCTGATGCGGATTCGTCGCGTACGATCCCCGCTTCGCGCAGGAGCGCATCGATGCGCCCGAACGCTGCGTCGAACTCACCGCTTTTCTGCCGCGTGCCGCTCAGTGTTGCACCGAGAATCGCGGTATGTTCGGCAACGGTCTGCCGGTGCACGCCGCAGCGCTGCGCGAGGCTGACCTGTGTCTCGCCGGTATGGGTGAGGATGTTGGCGACCAGCGCGGAACGCAAACGGATATTCGGGACGTGCCCGATGAAGAGCGGCGCAGTGTGCGCGACGATCTGAGCGAGCGCGCCCGACCATTCGGGATTGGGATAGTGCCCCGCGCAGCAGGGACGATGGCACGCGCAGGTTATGTTTTGGGGTGCGTAGCTGACTACGAGCAGCGCGCGCTGCAAATCCGTCAATCGGTCCAGCCGGTAACGGATACGCGCGGCCTGCGCGGTGGCATCCGTGCCGGTCAGTACGTCATCGCCGGGAGCCGACTGGTGTAGCGCCTTGAGAGAGGACGCGCCTCCACGCAGAACCGCGTGCGAAAGCGCGTCACGCAGCGCCGCTGCTGTGCCGCAATAGGTGTCTTTCATGGGGGGCGGTGCAGGAATCTGAACGCGCAAAACGAAAAAACCCGCTCGAGGCGGGTTCCGGGTGCAGTTCGGAGACTACTAATCTTTGCGTATATTCGACTGTTTTTGCCGGTTGTCAAGAAATTTCAATCCGACCCACCAGCGCGCTAGCGTCAGAAACGCTCAGGCCTGCGCTCGGCGGGCTTGGACTGGTGCGCCAGATCGCTAGTCGATAGCCCGCAAAATCAGCCCGCCCTCGGCGTGCTGTTTCGCGTACTCCCTCAGCGCGTAGTACTGCTCGACCTGCGGATCGTAGTTACCGCCCTGTTCATGAATCGTCCATATCAGCCGGTTCAGGACGAACAGGCTGATGGTGATTCCGGCTGCGTCCGCGCTCATGGTGCTATCGAACTGATTGCCCTCTATCCTCAGTGTCATCCGTTCCGGCGCGCGGGGCGCAAGATAGAAACTGCCGTTCGACAGTTCGTAAAAATTCCACGCCCCGTGCGCATACTCCGGCGAGAGCTTGGCCGCGCAGGAATACACCAGGTTCTCTGCAACCGGCCATAAAAATTTGCCCAGCATTTTCGGGAGAAACCTCAGGCGACGACTCTCAGGGACCAGCTTTGCAACGATTCCGGCCGGCTTTTTCCTCGCCATCTCACGCTCCCCTGGAAGCGACGACAGGAGTCTGCGCGACGCGCGCCAGGGGCACGATCGACGCGAGTACGCCGGAGAGCTCCTGAGTCTCCTGCGCGATTTCGTACGCAAGCTGGTAGCCCATCCAGGTCATCGGATCGTCGCCGAAGAACACAGCAAGGCGAACGGCCGTATCAGCCGTCAAACGGCGCTTGCCCTCGATGATCTCGCGGATACGGCGCGGCGCAACGCTGATCGCTTTCGCCAGCTTGACTTCAGTCACGCGCGCGTCGGCGATTCGCGCAGCGAGCGCCGCGCCAGCCGTCTGAGGAAGAGATTTTGCACCGCTGGACTGGCTCGACGCAGGCGGCGTCGGCGCTAACGTTGTCGAGGTTTTTTCGCCAGGCGTCGGCGCGACCTTCGCTGCGGGCGTCTTGACGGCGGGCGCGGCCTTCGTCGCGGGAGTCTTGGCGGCGGGCGTCGGCGCGACCTTCGTCGTCGGAGCTTTGGCAGCCGCCTTCGCCGCCACCGTCGTTTTTGCCTTCGGCTCAACCACACTCGCAGCCATCGTTTTCTTTGCCGGTGCCTTCGTTGCCGGTGCTTTCGTTGCGGCGTGGTTCGTGGTGGTCTTCGTCGATTTCATCTGGAATCCTATCTAGTAAGTGGGTAATTACAAACAACTGCATACCCACCTTAAGGCGACCGCGCAGGCCTGTCCAGAGGCAAACTTCGGCCAGACTCAGATTTCTTCCGAGGCGGCGAGGATGCCGCGTTGATGGGCGAGGATTGCAACCGGGGCGGCGAGGATTGACCGTCGCCGGGCGAGGATTGCACCTGACGCGGCGAGGATTTGGTGTCCGCCGGCAAGGTTTGATACGCGGCTGATCGCCCCTCGGTGGTCTGCTCCCGTATCCATTCGAGCGCGGCGCGGTGCGCTTCCCGATACGAGCGTGAAGGATGGTCGCCGCGCTCGATTCCCTGACGGTAGGCGCGGCCGATCCACGCCCTCAGATCGTTCGGCAGCGCGTACCAGTGTCTCCGGCAACCCCACGCATTGCGCGGGTTGATCTGCCTGCAACCGGGCCACGGACAACGGTGCATGGCTATGTCCTCTCAGCCCTGAACACTTCGCCAAACACGATACGCAGGTCCTCACCTTTGCATGGTCTGCGTCCGTACCACTTGACCGCACGTGCCGCGCATTCGTCAGCCCGCGCCTTCCATTCGCCGCCGCGCCGGATCGCTTCAGCGCGCACCTGATCGGCGAGGGTCACGCTTAGGAGCGGCGCGCATTCGGCGACCGGAAATCTGTGCATGGTTTTCCCACTCAGTGTGTCACCGCACCGGATTGCTGACGCGGGTCCGCTGGTTCCGCACCCACCAGCGCGGCGCGTGCAATCCGCGCGATATCGGGCAGCGTTAGCGCGCTCGTCGTGCCTTCCGCGAGGTCGGCAATCAGCGCGAGCGCTTCGCGCAAACGTGCAGCGTCGTGCAATGCGCGGTGGCGCATCTGGTCGGAACGGATCACTCTGACCTCTCTCTGTCGCAGGTTCATGGCATGGCCTCCATCGATAGCGCGTGCGCGAACGACAGCACGCACTGCTGTGCTGCAAGCGGTTCAACGACGACCTCGGTGCGCGGATTGGTGCGGTCGATACCGTGATAGACGTGTTTCTCGCGCACCTGCCTGTCGTTCCTGTAGACGCCGGCCTGTACCAACTCGCGCACACTTGCACCACCGGCCTTCACCCTTGCATAGCGGTTCTGCAGCACGTCGAGAATCACGGATTCATCGAGGTCCGGCCGTTCGGACGCGTAGAAGATCCGCAGCGTGACGCGCACCGGGCCGGTCAGTTGCACGCGGCACAGCGGGGGAATCTGCCGTAGCGCGTAGCGCTCATAGGCGCGCGCCTTGTCTGACTTGATCGACATCGGGCGCGAACGGATGCGGTTCGCGTCATCGCGATAGCGGCGCGAGACGATTTCGCGGCTGTTCGCTTTGCCGGCGGGCTCGCCCAGGATCGTGAAGGCAATCGCGTTCACACCGTGGCCTCATGCGGCTCTTCGTCGTCTTCGCCCGGTACACGCGAGGGCAGCACGCCGCCGCGCAATTGGAACGCGGCATCGAAAACGGCTCGGTACTGCGCTCGTTTCTCTGCAGGCGCGTCGTCCAGATATGCGCGGCCCGCTGGCGACAGTACGGCATCAATCGAGATTCGCTTCGTTTCATAGGTGAGCGGTGCGCCGTTTTTTGCGCACCCGCGTAGCAACATCTCAAAGGCCCATTGCGGCGAGGGCCGGCGATTCGCGAGCGGCGCAAGAATTTCCCGCATGCGTGCGAGGCACGCTTCTACCTTCGCCGGGTCCGCCCGGTCGGGCTGCGGCAGACGTGGCGGACTGCTTGCTGCGGCTTGTCGGCGCGTGGCGCGGCAGAGTTCAAGGAATTCGGGCAGCGTCGGTGGATGCGGCACATCGCAGAGCGCGACAATGCCGGCCTGTAGCGCTTCGGCTGGCACACCCTGAAGCGTGTGCGTCCAGACGCGTTTCAGATCGTTGGTATCGACGCCGCGCCACATCGCCACGAAGCGCGCGCCATAGATCGCGTGCATCTGGCGAAACAGCCATTCGCCGCGGGTTTCAGGTTGATCGGTCGGGAACATCGCGCACGTCCTCAGGGGCAAGGTCGAACACGTTTGGCGGGCGCGACGCATCGCGCCCGGTTAGCGCCGCGATCATTTCGCGGTCGCGTGCCTCGCGCACATCGCGCGGGCTGAGCCGCGCGAACGGCGGTCCGGTTGCACCGTTCGAGCGAGGCAGCAGCCATTCGGCCTGAAAGCCGGCCCAGCCACGCGTGCAGCAGATACGCAGTGCGTCGTTTAGCGACAAGGCAGCCGATTGCGCTTCCCGCAGAACGCCAGCAATGGCCGTTTCCGTGGGTTTCAGACGCTTGCCGCTGCGCAGGGTCAGCCAGTCGCTTGCGATCTGAGGTTCCACACCGAGCGACACAAGACGCGCGTGCGCGTCGAAGCGCGCTCCGCGCGCGGTTTTTGTCTTTGCATTTGATGAAGTAGAAGATGAAGATGAAGAGCCGTCACTTAAGGAGGGCTTTGGTGCGGGGTTTGGTGCGTCACCCTCAGCAGCACCAAAGCGCGAGGAATTGCCGCGAATGGTACGCACGTATTCATCCCTGACCATCCGCGAGGAATACCAGACTGGCCCGATCTGTTCGCATACCAGAACGACAGGCGTTCCCTCCCTTCGTCCCGAACGGGGAACGTAGAGATAAGGCTCGACAGGTTCACCCACGTCGCCGCCTTTCAGGATTCGCTTGTCGGCCAGCATACGCAGCGCGGCGAGCGTGCAATGCACCGCTTGGGCGATGTCCCTCAACGGCCAGCGAACCGTGCCGTAATCCTCCTGGTCGTGTAGCAGGCACAGCACGTCAATCCAGATTCCTTTTTCCGAGTGCGAGCAGCGGCGAAGTTTGCCGTTCGAAGTCCAGTCGCCCGGATAGAACTGGAACGAGGGACGTTTCATTGGTCCGCCTCAGTGTGTAAATGCTTTTGACCACTGCGAGCGGGCGCTTACGGTTGCCGATCCTGCAGCGCATCGGCGAGTGCCAGCAGAAACGCGCAGGCCGGTAAGCCAGAGCTATCAGCCAGCAATGCGCGGGCTCGCGCGTCCTGTTCGCGCAGCTCTGCCAGACGGCCACCTATGCAGCGTGTGACCGCTTCAGCGTCACGCAGTACGACGCGCGCCGCACGCTCATAGTCATCCAGCGCGCGTGCGCGCCTCGCGATGCGGATAGCGAAACTTCCCTTGATTCCGGAATCAGTCATGGTTGCACCATCGGGTCAGGCCGCATTGCTGCCGCTGGCCTTTGTACGGGCGAATGCGTCGAGCGCATCCGCGTGTCGTAAGTGAGCGCGCCCGACCTTGCGATGCTGACGCGCATTCCAACGGACCTGTTCGGGTGTAAGGAGATCGAGCAGCACGTATTGCGGGTTTTCGCCGCGCTGATGCGGAACGGGATAACGCGCCTGCAACGTGCCTGTGTACAAGTCGCCCTGTATCGCCCGTGTCTCGTGTGACTCCGCGCCGTAGCTGCGCGCCAGTTCCCGGCGCGTGACATCGAGCAGGTACTGCATGAAGCCGTACCTCGCGCATATGGATTCGTTGCCGCTTTCGAGTCGTGTACGGGCGCGATCTGCAACCGTGTTGCATTCGACGCGCTGAACGTCTTCGGCTTCTAGTTCGAGGATTGCCTTGCGGACCGCCCGGACGATGATTTCCCGTGCGCCGCCTGCCGGTTGCGGCGTGGTGTTACGTCCCGTCATGGCTTGCCCCTTCCAGCATCGCGCACAGAAACCCGGCCATCGCCGGTACGATGCGCCGCACGTCGGTCTGCATGACGTCCGTCATCGCGTCATAGATCGCGGTGGGATTCTTCGAGAGATACCCGTCGCTCTCGAAGTCGCGCACACGGCCCCATATCCACAGAACATCCTCAGGGATGCGGTTGATCGTCGCCGCCACATCGTTGTGGATGTCCCGGATAAGAGCCGTCGTGCTTGGTTTCTTCGCGGGATCGCGTAACGCGTCTTCGAATTCCCGTTCGGGGATCGTCGCCAGCTTTTGCCACTTTGATGACTGGTCCCGCGTTACTCCCAGGTCAGCGAGCGTTGCGACGGAGGACCCCTTGTCGTTGCCTACGACTAGGGTTTTTCCGGTCGGGTTCGCCGTCTTCGGCATCGCTCGCAATTCCGCCTGTGCAAGCTCTGTCAGCAACGTGCCCGCGCGGCGTTCGGCGCGCAGGCGGATCGCGCAGGCCTTGCGTTCGGCGTCGGTGTTCTTCGCCTGCCTTGCATAGACTTCGAACGCGAGCGCCTTATCGCGAAGGTCTTTCACTTCATCGACGCGATGGCATTCCGCAATGGCGGTACACATCGCGACGTAGCGTGCATCGACCAGCGCCCCGGCGTTGGCGGTCATGTTGCGGCGCACGTCGATAACCGTATCGCGTGACGCGTTGGTCAGCCTAGCTATCGCCGTGTTGGTCGCGGTCGGATCGGCTTCGATGGCCTGCCGGATCGCGTCGCGGTTGACCTTGTAGCTGCGCGGGTACGTCTTGCCGTCCGAGCCGGTAAGGCGCGCTCCTTGATCGGCTGGATTCATCGCGTCGTCCTACGGTGTCGTCACCCCGGGAAAATCGTCTGTCGCAGTAAGCATGACGAATTTCTTTACTGGATTCACGGACTAAAAATTAGGCGTAAAAAGGCATCCCGTCAATTACGTTGATTTGTATTAAGAGTGCATGCAAGTGCATGGAAGTACACAGATGTTTTTTATAAAAAATCAAGAGGATAGGTGCATTCACTTAGGAAAATTGGATGTTTCAACCATTATCGTCAGGTTATGTAAATTCATCCTCGACACCCGCTGCGCAAGCCGCTGATGGATATGGAAATAAAAATTAAACGGCCGTTCTGAAAGCGGCAGCTGATAATCTTTTTTGCGGCGGAGGGTTTTCGCTTTTTTCTTGAATTCAACCCGGCTTGACGCCTATCTTTCGATCCATGTTATTTCGGCACGGAGCGAATTGTGTCAACCGCATTTATCGAACACTGGTCAATGCCGCATGAAGAAGGCGGAGAAAACCATATTATCCGGTCGCCAGATAGCGAAGCAGCTTATGGGCACGCGCTGACTATCCGCGACTCGATCCGCTCGGCTCGGGCGCCGGTCATCACCGGCCAGTATCGCGACATCGAAACGGGTCTGTGGACAGTATTCGTCCGCGTCCTGCCGGACCCGCAGCAATGAGCGCATTCGACTTTTCGCTGCTTGCCCGGCAGCCGATTGCGGAGCTTGGCCTGTCGGTACGGATCGCCAATCAGCTTCGTGCGGCCGGTATCACGTCGATAGGCGAGCTGTGCGAGCGTCGTGCGCGCGACCTGTTGCTGATGACGCACGTTGGCCCGGATTCTGTTCAGGCCGTTGTGGACGCGCTGACGCAACGCGGTCTTTCACTTAGGGAATAGACCCATGAATGCAAGGGACGACTGGCTTGCGGAGCGCCGCAAGGGCATCGGCGGCAGCGACGCCGCCGCCGCTATCGGCCAGTCGCGCTATCAGACAGCCTATGAGTTGTGGCTGGACAAGACCGGGCAGACAACAGGCGAGCGCGAAGACAACGAAACAACCCGCTTCGGCCGGGCGATGGAAGCCATCGCGGCCGATATGTTTGCGCATCGCACGGGTGTGCGTCTGCGCCGTCGCAATCAGATCATCCGACACCCGAAGTACCAGTTCATGGCTGCGTCCGTAGACAGGCTCGTTGAAGGTCGACGCGAAGGCTTCGAAGCGAAGAACGTCAATGCGGATTTCTTCCGCTTCTCCGGCGAGTGGGGCGATCAGGGTTCGGATCAGGTTCCGGTCGAATACCTGTGCCAGTGCCATCACTATCTGACGGTACTGAACTACGACGCCTGGCACCTGGGCGCGGTTGTCGGTGGCAACCGTCTTGTCACCTACACGATAGAGCGCGACCCGGAATTTTCGGAACTGCTGATCGGCCAGGAAATGACGTTCTGGACGTTCGTGGAAACCGGCGAGCCGCCGCCTTTCGACTATTCGCACCGGCATGGGGTTGACATGCTGAAGCGTCTTTATCCCGGTACGACTGGCGAAACCATCACGCTCGATGCGGCGCTGATGGATTGGCACAACGTGCGCATCGAGGCCGACGAACAGGTCAAGGCGTACCAGGCCGTCAGCGACGGCGCACGCGCCCACATCCTGCACGCAATGGGTGAGGCCGCAATCGGCCGACTTCCCAATGGTGGCGCGTATAAACGCAAGTTCGTCCACCGTCCCGCGTACAGCGTTGATGCGTGCGATTACACGACGCTGACGTACAGCAAACCGAAGGAAGGAAAGGAGGTTGCCGAATGATCGCAACAGTGGAAGAGGAACCGCGCACCCTGAAACGGTTCGAATTGAACCCCGACATGCTTGGCTACATCGAGCGCTTCGCGAATCTGATGGCGACGGCTGGCGTCACCGTTCCCGAACCGTATCGCGGCAAGCCCGGCAATTGCGCTGCCGTGACGATTCAGGCGCTGCAATGGGGTATGAATCCGTTCGCTGTCGCAGCAAAAACGCACTTCGTCAACAACCAGATCGGTTACGAGGCGCAGCTCATCATCGCGGCTGTCAATACATCTGGCCTGCTGGTGGATCGCATCAACTGGGACTGGTTTGGCGATTGGGAAAAGATCGTCGGGCAGTTCGTTGAACGCGAGTCGAAGACGAAGAAAAACGAACACGGCGAGCCTGTCCGATACCGCGTGCCTGCATGGAATATCGAAGACGAAGCAGACGTTGGCGTGCGTTGCTTTGCGACGCTCAGGGGCGAGCGCGAACCGCGCGTGCTGACGATCCTGATGAAGCAGGCGCGCGTGCGCAACTCGACGTTATGGGCGGATGACCCGAAGCAGCAGATTGCCTACCTGTCCGGTAAACGCTGGTCCCGGCTGCACGCGTCCGAAATTGTCTTTGGCGTCCGCACGCCCGACGAACTCGACGTGATCGACAACGGCATGCGCGACATGGGGCCAGCCGAAGAAGTCAGACGGGAATCCGCGGCGCATGGATCGTCGCGCACAAGTAGCGTCAAGGAGCGCATGAAGAAGAACGCGACTACACGCAATGCAGCGCCGACGCTTGACGAGGTTCTGAAGGCCATTGCGGAAGCAACGAACAGCGGCGAAATGACGGCGGCAGGCGAACTTGCTACGAAGTTGCGCACCGATCAGGAAAAGGAAATCGCGCGCACGGCATACAGCGACAAGCTCAACGCCGAACGCGCAGCGGCGCACGCGCAACCCGCGCAGGACGATCCTGCTGACGCACGCTCGAAACGTGATCGCGGCGGCGAAGTGGCTGCAATGACGTTCGCCCAGGTCATGGACGCGCTGGAACAAGCGGAAACGCTCGACGCGCTCGATGTTGCCGCCGGCCTGATACGCACCGTGCCGGACGAAGGCCAGCGCGAAGAACTGGAAGAGTTCTATCTAGCGAAACGCCACAGGATGGAGAGTGAGCAATGATGCGCTTCGAAAATCATCCTGTCAGGCTTGAACACATCAACACGCGCGTGGAATTTCACGGCGAAGAGGAACGGCTTGCGCTCGACCTGACCATCAAGGCGGACCTGCCGAATACTGCGCTCGATGATATGTCGCCGACGCTGCGCAGTTCGCTATATGAGGCGGATCGGCAACCCGATATCGTTGACCCGGACAGTACGCCGGTACTGCGAAACCCACAGCTTGGCACGCTGCATTGGGCGGGCAAATTCGCTGGCGTAAAGCTCGCGCTGCGTGACGAAGATCGCGACGGCCTGGGCGACTTGCGCTTCGTGGACGCGCGCCTGGATCGCGTTCACTTTCAGCCGAAGGATGGGGGCACCTGTTCGTTCATATGGCACATCCATGTGTACCCGGACGACGAAGCGACGACAGCGCACACGGTCTATTTCCTGCGCCGGCCGCACACGCTTGGAACGATGAACGTGCCTGATCCGAACGGCATCGAAGATGAACAGGAATGAACCGGACAGCGCTCAGATTCGGAATGCGCTGAAAGCCTACAACGAATGTGGAGGCTAAAATTGTTGCGGGACAAGCATCCTGAAGCATGGCAAGCCCTGATAAATCTTCTCGCGCGCAGCGTAGCACGCGACATGGTACGGGGTTCCCGAGCGGCGAACAACACGGAGAACGAATCGAAATGCGAGTGGCAATCTATGCCCGCTTCTCAACGGACAAACAGAAAGAAACATCGGTCACGGACCAAATAAACGTATGTGCGCGTCGCGTCGCGACGCTGGCCGAGTGCGAAATTGTTGCCCGTCATTCGGACGAAGGTATCTCAGGTGGGACGCGTGTCGAATCACGTCCTGGCGGCAAGCAGCTGATGGCCGACGCGATGGCGGGCCGGTTCGATGTACTGGTCGTCGAAGCGCTGGACCGCCTGTCGCGCGATCAGGTCGAGCAGGAAACCATTCTGCGTCGGCTTGAGTTTCGCGGCATCCGCGTGCTCGGCGTGTCCGATGGCTACGATTCGACCTCAGGCAGCCGCAAGGTGCAGCGGACGGTTCGCGGCCTTGTCAACGAACTCTATATTGATGATCTTCGCTGCAAGACACTGCGCGGTCAGACCGGCCAGGTTGATCGCGGGTTCGTCGCCGGTGGCAAAAGCTACGGCTACGACCTCGTTAAAGGCGAGCATGGCAGCGATTACCGCGTCAACGACGAACAGGCGAAGTGGGTGCGGTTCATCTTCGAGAAGTTCGCGGCGGGCTGGTCCACCTTCAGGATATGCGACGAACTCAACCGCCTCGGCGTGCCGTCGCCGCGCAACACAACCTGGATGCGTTCGGCGCTGTACGGCTCACCGCGCAAGGGTTCCGGCATTCTCAATAACTCGGCCTACATCGGTATCTATATCTGGAACCGCTCGCAGTGGATAAAGGACCCCGACACGGGCGCGCGCGTACGTCAGGACCGGCCGGAAAACGAATGGAAAACCGAACGCCGCGACCACTACCGCATCGTCAGCGATGACCTCTGGCACTCAGTGCGCACGCGCATGGGCGCGGATCGCCTGAACGCCGGAACGTCGGGGGCTGGACGCGCGCCACGCAGCCTGTTCGGTGGATTGTTGCGCTGCCCTGAGTGCGGCGGGGCAATGGTTTCAATCAACCAGCGTTACTACGGCTGCGTGACCCGAAAGGAGCGCGGCCTGCAAGCATGTCACGGCGCGAACATTTACCGCGCTGAGACAGACGAACGATTGCTCAATATCCTGCGCGATGAACTGCTGTCCGACGACGCCCAGGCGGGTATTGATTCGGCCGTGCGCCGATATTTCGCGAACGAACAGGACGATACGGCCGGATCGGCCAGGGAGATTCGAGCGAAGGTAAGCACGCTCGACCGGCAGATCGAAAATCTGACGCAGGCGCTGGCAGAAATAGGCGTTTCAGCGGCCCTGATGGAACGGCTGAAAAAAGCGGAAGGCGAGCGTGAGGCGCTTACCCAGGCTTTGACTCGGACGAAGCTCAACAGCGAACAGTTCGCGGAAATTGCTCAACGCGCAAAGGCACGAACAACAGAACTCAGGGAAGCGTTATCGGGGGAATCCGTCGATGAAGCGCGGCAAATAATTGCGACGCTGATGGGACCGATAGAGATACAGAAGAGGGACGGTGGTTACTTCGCGTCCTATGAAGACGTTTCCGAACAACTGCTCGTCTGTGCTGCCGGAAATCAGTCTCGAATTGTGGTTGCGGGGGTAGGATTTGAACCTACGACCTTCGGGTTATGA